GTAAATTAAATTAGCAGTTTATGATGTTAAAAATTTTCGCTGTTGAACCGCTTCGCGGCTCCGCCGCTGGGTGGACAGGAACGGGCCCGACCGGAATCATGCGTTTAGCAGTTACTATGTCCGTAGTGCAGTGGCAGTTGTGCTGATGACAAATAACAGGAGTAGTGGGCCATTTTAATATGGGATCGCTCAGTCGTCCTATGTAACCGCCTTCTGCACAGTTACCCCTGCGATAACTGCCGTCATACTGCACAAACAGAGTGTCCAGGCCTATGTCACATTGCCAGCCTGGAAAATAGTGTCGATCTTCAACTATCAGGCGAGTTGCCCAGGGTCCCGACACTCGTTCAGTAGAGCCATCCATATATACTGCTTGGGCACTGTATTCTAGCTTGGCATTCTTGCCTTCGGGGTGCTTTTTAGGTCTGCTGTTCTCCAGCCATTCCAGCTGTTCGGCACTGTAGGTAACCGGTTTGCTGCCCCCACCCCAATTGACTATCTTTACCGGTTCTATACCCAGATTTGTTTTTTCTAGTATTTTAAAGACTGCCAAACATTGGCTCCATCTATCAGGGTCCATCATGATACGAGCCGTAGTATGTGGTATTCTGCACTGTGTTTCCACAGCACGACCTACCCAAGACAGATCGTCAAATGCGGCATGATAGCTGAGACAGATATAGTCCGGGCGGCAGTCGTCCCAATAGTGTCCTGCACGAACTCCGTTAGAAGTTAGCCCTACAGTATGTCCTCGATCTAGAAATAGATTGATTAGATCTTTAAGCCAGGGACTGACTGTAGGTTCTCCGCCTGCAATACTTAACTGTATATTGGGATGTTGTTCCATTAGTTCTAGAGCAAATCGTTCGGCGTGCCGCCATTCATAATGATGATTCTTACCATTATGCAACATTGTAGGGCAATATCTACAATGATTGGTACAGATGTTGTTGATACACCAAGTCAGTTGAAATACCCGAGGTTTGTGGTTGCGTATTTCTATAAGATCAGCTTTGGTATTCATAGCTGATATTTACTTCTTTAGACTTGGGCTAAATATAGAAATTAGAGAACCCTTATCAGGATAACCTTGACCTATGAGTAATATTGATCCAACCAGAATTAATCCCCTGTTTCCCGTAAAAGGACAGGACAACCCGAGCCAGGGCTTTAGAGACAACTTTCAGGGCACAGTAGATGGCTTGACCGCTGCCCGTGACGAAATTGCGGCATTGCAAGAAAACCAAGTCAGCAAAGGTATTAGTACTGGCACACGCTTTGAAAATTCAGTAGATTTTAGCAATGACCTAGCGGGTGCAGAACTAACACAGCTACAGTTAAACGATGTTACCTATAGAGTCAAAGGATGGGGACAAGTTGATAGCGGCGATGTTACCATTAACTATCCTGAAGGTGCAGTGCATTACATGGAAGTTCGCCCTGCTACAACCAGTACTATCGTTGGCATTAATCTGCGTGAATTTCCGCCCCTACAGTACAGTAGCCTAAAGCTATACATCAATGTTGATAGCACAGCTACTAGAGTACAGTTCAACGATGTGTCTAGTATTACTAACGCTACTCGCTTGGTAAATTTTGCCGGCGGCATTATGTCGTTTGAGAACCAAGGCACATTTGGTATTGAAATTACCAGCTTGAACGGCTTGGAATATGAACTGGTAGATCTAGATCGTCGTAAGATTGATGCTACAGAGCAAACAGTCAGCGCCGTGGGTATCAGCGGTGACTTTGCAGATTTAGTCAATGTTCCTAACGCCAGTTCCAGTACCAAAGGTGTTGTACAGGTTGGCTATGGACTACAGGCCACTAACGGTGTGGTCAGCATCAACACAGCACAGATCGAAGCTATTGCTGCCTATGTAGATATCGCTACAACTGAAACAGCGGGTGTGGTTAAGATTGGTGAAGGCCTGGAAATTTTACCAGACGGCACATTAAATGCCGTGGCAACCAGCACTTATGTTCTACCCACTGCCAGTACTGGCACCTTAGGTGGCGTTAAGATTGGCAGCGGTATTGAAATTGACGTAGATGGCGTGATCAGTGTTGTCAGCGGATTCGGTGCTACTGGTCTAACAGGTGCTACTGGCACACAGGGCGTACAAGGTGGAACTGGAGCGACTGGCATTGGTTCGGGCAGTGCCAGCTCAACTTCAAACAGTATTTCTACAGGGCAGAAACAGTTTGCTCTAGACAATTTGACCAGCTTTGTAGTAGGTCAGCGTGTTCGTGCTAAGAACGTCAGCAGTTTAATTCCAGTCAATGATTGGGTAGAAGGACAGATTACAGATATCAACACAGGTTCTAACATTATTACAGTTAATGTTGATAGAACACAGGGTGTTAGTGTTGGAGTTACAACTTGGTTTGTTACAGTAGTAGGAGACCTAGGCAGTACAGGTGCAACTGGTCCCGTAGGACCTGCTGGTGCTACCGGTAGTGGTAGTACTGGTGCTACAGGACCACAGGGTTCTATTGGCGCACAGGGCTATCAAGGTGCTACAGGTGCCACAGGGCGCGGTGCCACAGGTGCCACAGGACCACAAGGCCCATTGGGACAAACAGGTGCAACTGGTCAAATGGGTGCTACTGGTGTCGGTGCAACTGGCTCTACTGGTTTAACTGGTGCAACCGGTCCAAGTGGCGGTCCAACTGGTGCCACTGGTTACGAAGGATCAACAGGTAGCACAGGTGCAACTGGACCTCAAGGTGAAATTGGTTCTACTGGTGTGCAAGGTGCTACAGGTTATCAGGGTGCAACTGGCGCTGTCGGTTCAACAGGTTTAACTGGCGCTACTGGTAGTGGTGCTACTGGTAGCACAGGTATTACAGGTAACGATGGTGCTACTGGAGCTACAGGCGAAACAGGTGCTACTGGTGCAGGCGCTACTGGTGCAACTGGTGCAGAAGGTCCGCAAGGAGCTACAGGTGCAATCGGCGAAACAGGTGCTACTGGTGCAGGAGCAACTGGTGCTACAGGCGAAACTGGTGCGACTGGTGCTCAAGGACCAGCTGGTCAGGACGGTATTATTGGTGTTGATGGCGCAACAGGACCTATTGGTGCTACTGGTGCCGCAGGTGTTGATGGTGCTACTGGTGCTACTGGACCTGCTGGTGCTACTGGCGAAACTGGTGCTACTGGACCTGCCGGAACAGGCGGTAATTTAAGCACATCAAGTAAAGTTTTAATTTCGGATTTAAGAGCTACATACGGTATCGGTCTTGCTAATCCTGGAATATTTTTTGTTGATGATACATCAACATATCTTTCAACTACTTCAAACACACTATATGCTACTAATAGAATTCGAGCACATACCGGTATTAACGGGCCGAGCGGAGAATATCTATACGTCGATGGCATAACATTTGAAACTGATTATATTGAAGATCATGACGGTCCGCAATTTCAGTTTAGATACGGCGGTGGATTTTTAGGTCAAGCATCGGTATTCAATGTGTTTTCTGAAGATAGTCAATTCTCCGGAAAACTTACTGCTACCGGCCAACTAGTTGCAAATGATGGTGCAAATTCTACTTCAACAACTACAGGAGCGTTAGTAGTTAATGGCGGCGTTGGCATTACTGGAAATTTAAATGTTGGAGGAGATTCTACAGTTAATGGTGTGTTAACCGTTAATGATTTTATTAGTGCAACCAGTTTATCTAGTGCAGGAAACTTAGATATATACTCTGGTTATGATCTATCATTAGAAGCATTAAACAGCATAGCAATTCTAGGCGGTGCAAATTTTGCTGGACCAGGTAGTACTATCCAGTTACTTGCAGGTGCAGGTGGAGAAAGTTCCATTGACCCTGAAACATTACCAGGTGAGAAGGGCGGAAGTATATCTATTTCGGGAGGCGCTGGCGGTAACGGATTTGGCGGTTTTGGCGACGGTGGAGATGTATTAATTTCTGGCGGAACTGGTAATAATGACGGTTATGTTTGGATCAATAACTTTAGACTACCTAATACAAACGGAACAACTGGTCAAACACTTGTTGTGACTACTGCATCTGGAAGCACTGCAACATTAGGTTGGTCCACTATTTCAGGATCAACTGGTGCTACTGGACCAACAGGTAATGACGGTGCTACAGGTGCTACTGGTAATGACGGTGCAACCGGATCTGTCGGATTTGACGGTGCAACTGGTGCTACAGGTTTAACTGGTGCTACTGGACCTCAAGGTATTCCAGGTACTGCAAGTGCAATGGGTGGGACTGGTGCCACTGGCGAGTTTGGATCCACAGGTGCTACTGGACCGCAGGGTGCAACAGGTAGCGGAGCAACAGGTGCCGAAGGTGCAACAGGACCAACTGGACCTGCAGGTGCTACCGGCGCACAAGGCGCAACAGGACCGCAAGGTGCAACTGGAATTGGTTCCACTGGTGCTACTGGCGCACAGGGCGAAACTGGTGCTACCGGACCACAAGGCGAAGGTGCTACTGGTGCAACTGGTATAGGTTCAACTGGTGCTACTGGCGCAACTGGCGCACAGGGACAGCAAGGTGAAACTGGTGCTACTGGCGCTACAGGTTTAACTGGTGCTACAGGTCTATATGTTATCAGTGCAACAGTTACTGGAACAGTATTGAGCTTTACTCTTAACAACAGCAGTGTCCTTACTGCGGGTAGTGTTGCAGGCGCAACTGGTTCAACAGGACCTGCAGGTGCAACTGGCGCTGAAGGAACCTTTGGTGCTACTGGTGCTACCGGTCCAGACGGTGCTACCGGTCCAGAAGGATCTACAGGTGCTACAGGTCCACAAGGTGCTACAGGTATCCAAGGTGCTACTGGAGAGCAGGGCGCAACAGGTGCAGGTGCTACTGGTGCTACAGGTATCCAAGGTGCAAGCGGATTGCCGGGTAGAAATGTTACAACTGCAACTATTACAAACACAAATCTAATCTTTACACTGAGTGATTCTAGTGAGATTAATGTTGGAAATGTTACAGGTGCAACAGGTGCAACAGGAGCTGGTGCAACAGGAGCTGAAGGCCCAATAGGTGCTACTGGTGGATTAGGTGCAACTGGTGCTACTGGTATTCAAGGACCGTTAGGCGGTAACGGAGGTACAGGTGCTACAGGTGCTACTGGCGGATTAGGCGCTACCGGCGCTACCGGATTACAAGGTCCGACAGGTGAAACTGGTGCTACAGGACCAGAAGCTCGTGCATTTATTCTGTATAGTACTTCTACAATGAGTTTATCGACCGGTTCGACTACCTTTGGTTTTGTAGATATCAACGGTAATCCAGAACGCGGCGGTTATATTCAAGGTATGCGTGTGCGTGTAGGGGGATTAAACTCTGTACCTTACGTATATATGGAAGGTCTTGTTACTAACATCAATGATCCTGCCGCAACAATGACCGTTCTAGTTGATCGAGTTTATGGTACTGGATCAACTTCAAGCTGGTTTATTAGCCCAACAGGTGATGTAGGTGCTACTGGCTTAGGTTATTATGCAACTTCTAACTCTTCTCAGAGTTATCCGTTTGCAAACACATTAAGTTTTACTGTAGTTGAATCCGATACTGCTTTTACTTCGGGTAACAGAATTCGTGCTATTGCTAAAGATAATGCATCGTACCTAACATACCTCGAAGGATCATTGACTAAAAATGGTACGTCGTACTCAGTTACTGTTGATGAACAGTTTAGAGAAGATGGAGAAACATTAACTACATTTAGCTCATGGACTTTTGCAATCGCAGGTAGTAGAACTACTAATAGTGCAACACAATTAATTTTATTGAGTACTTCATCTGCGGCAAATACTGCAACTGGTGCGTTGGTTGTTAAGGGTGGCGTAGGAATTGGTAAAAATATTTACTCAGGTAGTCTGCAAGGTTTAGGTACTAGATCTGTTTATTCTACGCAACAAGGTGAATTAACTAATACATCATCTGATGAAAATTTAAAGAAGAATATAACTTCTTTTGATATGGGGCTAACTGCTACTATTGCACTAAGCCCTGTCTATTACAATTGGAAAGATGAAGATAAATTCGGATCACAAAGAGAAGTAGGATTTATTGCACAACAAGTACAACAAATCCTACCAGAGGCTGTTGGAATTAATGCAGACGGAACACTAAGTTTAGATTATCCTAGATTAGTTCCAATGCTAGTTAATTCTATTAAAGACTTAAAAACTCAAATAGACGATCTAACTACAAGAGTTCAAAACTTAGAATCTAGGTAATTAAATGAGTGAGAGCAGGATCTGCTCTTGCTCATACAGTACCTTTAGCTGATCTAGCGCCTCTCCATAGTACTTGGTTACACGAACTGCAAGGCCGCCTGCCTCTTTCCAGCCTTGACAATTATCAAGTCGGTCATCAACTAAGATATCACCAGGTTTGGTATGATTGCGTTTGTCCTGACTATATGGACCAAAATGCACAGGAATATCTGGATAGCGCTCATGTGCCCACATTACTTTATCATAGTAGGCCCAATGGATATCATTATAGTGCGGAACCGCAGTTAGAAATATCAATTCCCAACCTAGTTCATCACGAAACTTTCGAGCAAGTTCGACCAGCTCGTCGGCACGTTTCATTTTTGGTAGGTTACGGAATATTCGTTGATGGCTACGAATTTTTGCCCAGTCACTAGGCGGATAAGGTTTTTCTGGGTACTCAGAAACATATCCGACTAATTCGGCTGCACCTGCTTCCCAATCGGCTACAACGCCGTCCATGTCTAAGTAAATTGTTCTCATAGTTTATTATAGCATAAACTAAGAAAAAATCAAATACTTAATTGCTCATCTTTTAAATTGCGAACGGCGTCTATTAGCTTTCCTACATATCCGTCATTGCGTAGGCTTTTAAATGCAAGGTTGGCGGGATTCATTTCTCCGCTTTTATCTAGTCCTGCCTGCCGGAACGATCTCAGTAGATCTTTTACAGAGATACAGACGGAAAGTTCTCTAGTTGCTATTGCTTTGTCGATAATCCTTTCCCAAAGCTCAACTAATCTCATTACTTCTTTTTTATCGTATCCTGCCTTAATTGGTACTGGCTTTTTAAGCCATTCGCCGCGTACTACAGAGTAAGTAGAACCAGTTACGGGCTCATCAACATCTTCTGCGTATAATTCTACAGGTACTCCGTGAATCGAAATATCGTGAGTTGAACGCCATAAATCTCTTTTAGTTTTAAACAGTTGATCTATTCCCATATCACACTTAACTTTGTCATACGGAACAACAAGATGTAGATCTAGATCGGAATATTTGGTGTAGTTAAAATTTGCTTGACTACCTGTAATAATAACATCCATTAATGTTACATTGATATCTAAAAATTTATAGTACTCTTTAGCAATCTTTAGTAACGCTACTCGAACATCAGATCGTAGGTGTTCCCCGTCCCAAATGTCTGGATTTAGTGTATTATGGATATCAATAGGATCAGTGAATTCAACAACGCTCATACCATTTATTTATTTTAGTAAATATCTGAATGAGTAATAGTAGTTTAGCAGGACATATTTTAGTATCGCAACCTAGGAGCGAGGATCCTTATTTTTCTAAAAGTGTTATATTAGTAGCCAAGCACGGCCCACAGGGTGCATGGGGTATTATGATTAATAAATCAACACCTAACTTAACATTAGGCACAATAATGCAGGCAGTAGGGATTGATTCAAATAAACAGGATAGAGTTTATGTTGGAGGGCCTGTAGATACACATAGAGTATTCATTGTTCATAGTATGGACTGGCAAAGTCACAATACTATACAGGTTACTAGAGATATAGGAATAACGAACGAGATGCAGGTGTTAGCCGCAATTAGCACCGGAGAAGGTCCTGCACTATATAGGACCTGCGTAGGAAGTGCAGGATGGGGACCGGGACAATTAGACGGTGAATATAGAGGAGAGCCACCCTGGAAAACGGCAAATAGATGGCTAGATGCTCCTGCTACCATAGAATCTGTGTTTAGCCTTAGTCAGGATGATCAATGGCAAAAGTGCATTGAATTAGTTGCACAACACAAAGTTTCTTCCTGGCTTTAATCCTTTTCCGGACTAAAACTACTTAAAATATCCCTAACACTTCTCATTGTAGGTTGTGCCTGTTTAGGTTTAGGCGCAGACAAACCTTTAGTCATATCAATTTCACCAGTTTCTGGATCTACATTAGTAGCAGTTACAACACTGGTCTTTTTCAATCCGTCGATTAGCGCATTACTGGCCGCACTACGCTGTTGGCTAAAACTATTTTCTTCTTCGTCTCCAAGATCTTTGATTCTAAGACTGTCGATATCAAATTCTAAGTCAAGTTTTTGTCCAACACCCGATGACGAACGTGTCTTCATAAACTGAATTTGATAACGTCCTCGCTCACGCATAGCACGACTGGTAAAGATACCAATAACGTTGTCAGCAGTTTGAATCTTACTTAAACCGCCCGAAATGTGACTGTGATCGAATTCAACTTCTTCAACGGCAGCACGGTTTAACTGAGCGGCAGTTACTACTACACATTGAGTTTCCATAGCTAGGTTACGCAACTCTTCCGAAACATATTTGTCTTTAACAAACAGGTCACTAGGGCTAACTTTAACACTTAATGGCATCATTAAGTCTAGGTAATCAACTAATAGAACATCTGGCTTCTTACCTGTTTTAACTTGATATTCTTTTAGGTAAGATCTCAAATCATTACAGTTTTTGCCGGATGGTAGATACTTGATCTGCATTCCGCCTGCACGTTTGCCTGTAAGTTTAACCTTCATTTCAACATCATCAAGATTCTTAAAGATGTCTTTTGATGCCACACCGGTTAGCATACTATCCACACGCATACCTACTAACTCTTCACTAAGTTCGAAGGTAAAGTAAATGACATTTAAGCCTGCGAGAGCAAAATTAACACCAAGATTAGCCAAGAACAAGCTCTTACCACCGCCCGAGCCAGCACACCAAATATTGAGTTCGCCTCGCTTGAAACCTCCATAGAGTTTCTTATCGATACTAGGGTATCCAGTAGATATTTGACCATTATTATCTTTCAATTTCATTAAACGAGCACGGGGATCTGCCCAGTAGTCTGTGCCCATGTCTTTGTTTAGACTAATCTGAATAGCGTCCTTGATTAGTTTTTCAACTGGACTGTATTCTCCCTTTTCCAGCATGTCTGCTGACTTTAGAATAGCACGTTCCAATCCTTTGTGCCTACTAAAGTTTTCAAACTCATCCATTAACCAATCATAGTTTTCTTTGGGTAATGTTACAGATTGAAAGTCAGTTTGACATGAAGCATTAACAATACTAACTTCAGGCATGACCTTGTAATCATCTACATACTTTGTGATGAAAGAGGATGCATCTTGGTATCTCTTGTCAAAGTTCTCTGGGTCAAAAATATTTTGACATCGAACAAAAGTCTCTGCATCGGATAGGAACATCTCTAAATAGAGTTTTTGCATGTCTGCGTTATAGTTAGGTTTCGTCATCTTCTAGTGCTTCTAATTTCTTTTGATATAGTTTTATTTTTATCTCGTTAGTCTCTACATAGTGCAGAATACTGAATAAAGTATAAAGCCTGCCGTATTTTTTTACAGCATCCGCAGAGTCCTTTATGTCGTCTTCCCACTGCGGTATCGACACTGCCCAGCCTTGTTCGAGTGCATATTGCACTAACTTAGCGCCAGGCTTATCTCTGTCAGGCAGTACAATAACTTTCTTGCCAAGGCGATTAATCCTAGCAATCTGAGTAGTGTTGGGCTCGTTAGTCATAATTGCCACGCCATCTATAGCAATAGCATCAAATTGGCCTTCAACTACAATTACATATTCTCTAGAGTCAGTCTGGCGATCAACATTGAATACATATCCGCTTTGACTGTCTGTGAGGTATTTGGGCTTACCAGGTTTGATTTTACGCCCAGTATAGCCCACTACCACTCCGTCCTGATAGAAAGGGATCATCACTCGATCGCGGTACCCGTTTTCACTAGACCACATCCAAGGATACCAGTCAAGTTCCATTCCTCTACCAGTAAGATAATCAACTACTGCTATTACTTCATCATTTGGCTCAGCCTCCAGCCATTCTAATATTGACCTACAGTCTCCCGGCAAAGTTCTGGGCTCTTGATGAAAGTTAATAGTGGGTTTAGCCACTGGTTGATCCTCTTTGGATCGCAATGCCTCAAGATTCAGTTTATTAATTTCATCACTTGGCATTCCCATCCAGTTGAATAAGCTCTTGGTATTCTTACTTAACAACCTTCCGGGTGTCCAGCCTGCTTTGAATCCACAGTTAAAACAATGATATTGGAATCCTTCGTTGCTGAACAGCACGCCACCACGCTTTCTTGTATCTTGATGATCTCCATTGTGATGGCAACAGACTGCGTTAAAACTTATCCAGCCGCTAGGAGTTGTCTTCCTTTTAGGAGGCAAGAAAGTTTGTACGGAAGCCTGTATGAGATTCATACATATAGTTTAGCTTCGCACAATTAACTTGTCAATTTTTCCGTTAGGATAATAAGCCGTTCCGGGAGTAGGATTGCCCGGCATTTCAGGACTGTAGAAGTTTAATAGTCCGGGAAGATCGGAATTGTCTGGGTACCATTTAACACGAACATCACTCCAAGTTCCTTCGGCGTTGGCATAATCAACGCCGGTGAAGTTGGTATAAGTTTTGGTTTCTAAAGTTGCATAGTTACCGAAGTTCGAAGGAGCATTATCCAATGTTGCCTGCACTTCTACGGTTCCTGTATAGTTGGTAAAGTACATGGCAACGGTAGTCAATTGACTGGCTTCTGGATTAGCACGTAGGTTGCCGGAGTAAAATTCGTATCGGTTAGGTTCTACATCTCTATTGGCAAAATACTTGAAAGAAGTTGTTTCAATACCTGCACTTAATACTGGAACAAGATCGCCGGCTAGTCTTGCAGTGCCGTCGATACTGTAGTAGGTATTTGAATATGCAGGTAATCTTTCTCCGTCGCTATCTGCTAGTGTAACTGAAAACTTATAGTAACTGTTATGCAGTTCTCTTGTGTCGTTATCTGATAAAGATAGCAATGCAATACCTCTGGTTGCAGTTGTGACACCATCGTCTATAACCTCAAGTGTTTTCTGGACAACCATTCTATTTTGCTCAGCGTCGAACATTGAAAATACAAAATTATGATTGAAAGTAATTGAGGTGCCTGAATTGATGTCTGTAGTAATAGGAGATAAAAACTGGTCTAAGTCAGCATCGTATAGGGGATCTAAGTTGCTAAGAGTTAAGGTATTCGAATCAATTGCAGAAATATAAGTACCGGCAGAAACATTATCGCTATTAACTGACATGCCTAGCTGAACATTGGATGCATCGGATACTACAAGAACATTGGATGCAGATGTTGCAGTTCCTACAGTTTCTGTGGATGCTAGTACCCTGACACGTTTTTGATCAGAGTTCATAAACTGAATTTGCACTTTGTTCTTCATGCCTCTCTGAAGTTTAAGTTCGCGTTGGTACATAACGTTATTTGTCCTTTTCTCGTAGTCGTCCAAATCTAATTGTACAGTTAGTAAATTGGAGTATAAATAGACTGGTAATTTCTGCATAGATATATTTATTGTAATGACCAGCAAGGACGAGTTTCAGAAAAAATTTCCGTTTATAACGTGTATTAAAACGTCAGAAAACGAGTATTTAGGCATCATTGTGAATCACGATGACAATGTCACCAGCATATACAACTATGCAGACATACGGACCGAAACACAAAAGCAACTATTCTTAGAAATGGGCGAAGTGTGGTGGTGGGAAAGTAATAGGAAAATTCCTATTAACATTTTCCTAAAATCGGAGATGATCGACTTCCGTCCGTTTATTAAGACATTTAACAGCAAGGACGTAGAAGTACTATTTGGACCTATAGTAAATCTAGGCGAAATTGCAGAAAAACGAGTTAAACGTAAAAGTATTCAGTTAGTTAGAAGTGTTAAGCGAAAGGGTAGCTAACGCTTTCACATAACAGGTTAAGTTGAACTACAATTACATGAGCATAAGCAATAGCATGAGCCTTCTTAAAGAAATAAGCATCATCCGTTTTAGTCCATATCTCTTGCTTGATACCTTGGAAGCCTTCTTTTTCACATACTGGGATGAGATGCTTTTTGCCGGGTCTGAGCAGCGCAAGGAACATGGCTAAGTCCTCAATTGATCTAGGCTTTAGTTTAGCAATCAGTTGATGATATCCATTAATATGAAACATTTGATCACAGACTGCCTGGTCCTCTAACAAGTCCCATAACGGTTCAACACCTAATAGATGTTTAAGGTGTTCCTCATTCTTAACACCATTGTAGGCATTGACATTTAAAAAGTCAATTTTAAAGTAACCCCTATCCTCTGCTTCTTTATAGTTGATGTTTGCAAGCCCGGTTAAGGGATTCTGCGGAATAACATGACAATATACACCTGTGTTATGCTTCTTCCCATCTTCAAGACTGGCGGGAACATGATCGATTATATCAAGAATAGAAGACCTGTTTAAAAAGTCAATATCGATATCAGGCAATTCCTGTCTCCTTACAAACTTCTTTTACAAATGCAACATCTGCTGGTTGATCTTTAAATTTTTTTGACCAAAATGCAAAGTCTAGAATTTGATTAACTAGATCTAATTGTTCATCATTGAACTTTCGCATGAGCTCAACTCCGCTGGCGCTGTTTAATACTAACCACGGACTAACTTTGCCATCACGAATATGATGCACTGCTCTATTGAGATTTACATAACTGAAGTAATGTGCAAAGTTTGCATTTTGCTCTTCGCCCCACTCCATCATATATTGCAGACTGCGTTCAACTGCACTTTCCACTGGTTCGATTTTAATTAAGTCAGACAGATATTGTTCATATAGAGAATCTCTGCACCAATGATCGAGTTTAACTCCGCTTTTGATTACAAAGTCAATAAATCGTTCTGGATACAGCGGATCTACGTTGTTGATAAAGCTGCCAAATTTTACAAAGGCATTATAGTATGCGCTCTTACAAAAATCAGTATATGACTTTTGCTTCTTGGCGTTTTGTGTCAGCTGATAAAATCTGTTATAGGCGAAGAAACCCATCTGAACACGTTTCTCGTCTTTTTGCAAGACTCGACGTTTTTGTTCGCACATGTGCGCAACAAGCGTTTTTTCTTTCATAAACATCTTGCCGCAATGAACACACTTAAATGGCTGATCCACTAAATCAATCATCTTTTTCAACGCCGTATTTTTTAACCATTCGATACAAGGGATCTTGTTCGATAATTAAAAGTCTTTCAGGAAATCTTATTGCTTGTTTGCTGTCGTCAAGATAAATTTTGCCATCTGCAATTTTAGTAACAGTACAGATATCTAATTTAGGACTCTTGCCCCACATAACTGCTCTTGCAACTTTACAGCCTTCATTAAAGGCAAAACCTTTCATGTCTTTCATTCGTAGTCTTTCCGTTGCTTTTTATCAAAACCCATCTTGTCAAAGAGTTCTTCCTTGTCCTCTTTGGTCATCATTGATGCTAGAATCTTAATTTCTTCTAGCTTCATTGCAGGATAAATTTCTTCCAACAGTTTTTCTATCTTGTTGGCTTTTTCTTTTGAACTAGCTTTTAGATATGTATATTTGACAGGCATTCCAACGCCGCAACTAGCAAATAGTTGCCACAGCAACGGCTTATGTCCTTTGCTTAGTGTCCAGTGATTTATATTGACAAGATCATTAACTCGTTCTAGTACGAATTCGTAAGTTTCTGTATCAACCTGTGGATTACTTACATATCTCATCAGGATGTAAGGACTGAACGCTTTCTTTTCTTCGTCAGTTAGATTTTTGTAAAAGTCGTGATTACGATCATTTACACCTTTGAGTTCTCTGCCAATGTCAAGTTTTGCTGCCATTATACTGGATGCCACATTATGGGCTTTTCTTTCTGTTTAAGGTAATACAATACTTTAACACGATCTAGGGCTTCTTGCAACTCTTTGTCAGCCAATGCAGCCTGCCGAATATCATGCCAAAGTTGGGCATCTTTTGGACTGCTCATGTAATTTCTGTGATCCAATGGATCTCTGTGATAATTGTAGCCCACTACAGTCCTTTCAGTGCTGCCTTCCTCACGAGCATAGACAGTGTCACCTACTCGCTCGTAGATTAGTTTAACTCCGGGAGTAAGAGAACCCATTAGTGATTCCGTTTTCCGTCAAAGACACAGTTGAATACTAGGTGCATTTCGCCATCATTAATTACACGATGAAAAGCACCGTCTGGAATTAGAATGATGTCTCCCGAATTAACCCTAAATTTTTCTTCATCAACAATCATCATGCCAGTACCTTGAACAAAGAAATATACCTCTTCTTGTCCTGCATGGCTGTGTCCGCGAGTAGCTTGTCCTCTATACAATTTTGTCGAACTAAGAACAAGATTCTTTAAAGTTTTGTTGTCTTTGAGAAGATATGTTTCGTTATCTTTAACAACTTCTCCGCCTATATCATGATTATGAAATTTAATTTGCATCACCAACACCTCGAATAATCGACAATTTCACTTTGTCTGCTAACCTCTTTAACAAAGTATGCACATGGAGGTTTAGGCTCATTGTTCAGTGGAGTACATAGAAGCTGGCCTGGCTTCATTTTAGGAAAATACCACTTAACATCTTGATAGACATCAATGATGTCAATGTCATAGAACTCGGGTCTAAAACTACTCAAAGGATTAAAAATAAAAGTTTTAAATCCTCGATCGTTTAGACTAGTTAGTGGAATAATTTCCATTTCAGGACCTTCTGGATCGCCAACAATGGTGCACCAATCTAACGGCATATTAACAGTATATGGTCCTACCTTTAGCACTGCCGCAGGTGCTGTAAAACTTTCCAAGAAAATTAATGGAATATGAAAGTAGTCAGGATTTTGATTGTCGCTGTTATCTAAAACTGCAAACCTTAAATCATCATCAACTTCCTCTGGTAAGTCGTTTAAGTGATATATTTTATTTTCTAATGTTAAAATTTGCATTAGTATTTTACCTTTTCAATAGCGAACGGATACTTCGCTTCCTTATAGAATTTCTTTCGTTCAGTAAGATGTCTCTTTGCATATTTCGTTGCCGCAGTAATATCCCAGATCTGTACGAAGTCTTTGTCGTCTGCTTTTCTAATGCCTCGCCCAATAGACTGTATAACTCTTGTAAAGCTCTTTCCGGCTTCCACCATAACCAGATTAAAAATACGAGGGATATTAATACCCACAGCGGCCACACCATAAGTCGCCACAATAATCTTGTTGTCAGCAGTTTTAACTTCATCGTATTCTTCTTTTCTGTCTTTAGTTTTTACTTCACCAGAAATAAAAACTGCATCTGGTATGTTCTCTACAATTATACGCCCGGTTTCAATTCTGTCAACCAAGACTAGTGTATTTCCGCTTTCTGCAATACCTTTTATCAGTTTGCTCATCCAGGTAATACGATCTTTGTCAGTGACTAGATATTTTAGTTCGGCTGGATAACTTTCAAACTCTTTCCATTCGGCAGTTTGAATAACATTCACATGACATGCGCTCAACACACCTTTTTCTTGAAGTTCGTGTGCGGCAACTTTATGAACAACTTCGCCTAGGCCGGCGCGAATATTCATAAATTCAATGTCTTCTTTAGGTACTGTTCCAGTTAGTCCCCAACGAATCGAACAGTTGGCAAGATTTTGTGTCAATAGTTTTTTCAACACATCTGCCTTGGCCATATGAACTTCATCAACGATAACTGTTTGAACACCGTTGAGAAATTCTGCCAATGTTAGGATGTCATCATCTGTGGTATTTTTGGATTTTTTGTCTAAAATATTCAAACTTTGCCAAGTGCAGATAGTATGTGTTTTATCTAAGTCTTTTCGATCTCCGTAATACACACCTACATCAAGCTGACAGTTGATAAAATCTTCCTCTGTTTGCTCAACAAGACTTTTGTTAGGAACAATGGTTATTGTTCGACCATATTTTTCACAAATTTTACTCAAAGTTGCGGTGGTAATGGTCTTGCCAAAACCAGTAGCAATCTCTTGAATACACTGAGGATTCTCTAAAAACTTATTGACTACTTCGACTTGGTCATCGCGTAGTCGAATAGGTTCTCCTGCAAAACGATGTCCTTCAGGCCAACACAGCTCACCCCAAAAATCTTCGGAAATTTTCTCAAATTTTAGCTCAACTGGGATACGATGATCTTCAAGTACTGGATCATATCCTTGACGGATGAGCTCTTCAATAACCTCAGGGAGGATGCTCATGTAAGTGGTACCGCCTAGGCCAAAGAAACTGGTACAGCCATCCCACCTACCTAATTTGTATGCTGGTAGGTAACGAGCTTTTTGGTCAAAAAACTTGAATTTCTTGACCAGATCCTTTCGAGTGTCTAGGTCAAGGTTTTCAATTTTAACATTGACCTCGTCTTTGATTACAATTTTACAATAGGCCAAACTGATATCCTGTTTTATTCTTATCTGTATATCTTATAACATCTGGGCGATTGTCTAAGTAGGTGCTGATGCTGTAATGCACCCCTGACAAACTGCCTAAATTCAATATTAGTTTAAAATCTATGCCAGATTTAATCAATGGCTTAGGAATCTTTTGACTAACAAAAACTACCTTGGTATTTTCGTCCAAGGGGTTGTTTAAATTTTCTTGTTTAATAAATTCATTCAACAAGTTGCCTGTACTGTTAGGCAATCTAAACAACACACTGATGTCTTTTTCAGGAATTCCTTGCTTTTTTAACCACAAAGCCCAGGCCTTTAGTGAAAAGAATTCATTGTATCCTGGAATAACGATCAAAGCTGGCAAATTATGTTTGAACAGGGTTGATAGTTGATCAACGGGATTTTCATTCAGGTCGAATTCTAGACTATTTGGTCTCGATTCTTGCAAAAATGAAGTCAAAACAGGCGAAAAATTTGCATTTTCCATCAATTTTTCGACATTTTCGTCCCATGTTGAAATTCCGTAGTATTTGGCCAATAGCAGTGTTTCTGCAACATCATTAGATGTCGGCTGTGGAATGGTATGATGCGTGTTGATGAATGAAAACTTCTCACCGTCATGTACCACCATGGGCAAATGATCTTCAATTTTCTCTAAAATTTCGGAAATTTCGTCAAAATAGCGGGCAAACTCTTCATCCACTGTAAAGCCGAGATTTACAATGTTATAGGCAATCCAATGGATGTTAGATTCTTCGAGAGCAAACTTCCATACCTTGTTATCAGCGTCCCACTCACAAAGCTTCATGTGATGCAGGTCCCTATATTTTCTGATTTTTGACACCAGATCTTCATTATAGGGGAATTTTACCACAATTTCCTTGTCTCGGACCGTAATGCTCTTTTCATAGGTCGCCGGTTCGACTATGGGAAATCTAAATTCCGGATTGTCTAGTGCATCATGTGCATCTGCACCTAAGTACATGGCCAATTGATTCCTGTATTTTTGACAAAGTCTCAAAACAAGAGCTCGTTGCTTCTCAGTAAATCCTTTTCCAATGGAGGGATTTTGAGCCAAGCTGGTAACAACCTTCTTATCCATGTCCCAGAGAGAAATTTCTGGGTCGAACATGTATTGTCCAGAGTTCCCAAGCCTGCAAATTAGGTCTTCGATGTATAGTTTCATGATTATATCGTCACATCTTCCATACCTGCTGTACGGAGTTTAATAATATTGCTTACCTGCCACTGTTTAATGTCTAGTCCCTTGATTATACCTAACCATTGGTTGCGTAGTAGAGCAAATTCGTTGATGATTTTCTCCATATCAACAACATCTGCTTCGCCTTCGACATATTTTTCGACATCTCTTGAGCTTAATGCTCTCTGATAGTTTTCTAAATATTTTTTAAACGTCTTAGACTTGAGTCGTCGCAACTCTATGTTCAAATATTCAAGGATACCTTCAATTTCTTGGAGTTGATTGAATCTATGCGCTACAATGCCTGGCAAAGAAGCAGAGGCCTTCTCCACGTTTCCGTAGATCTTGACCTCTTTCTTAGCTTCTTCTAACTCAGAGTAGTAATAATCAATACAGCCTGGTAAGTGAGCAATATCCTTGCTTACTTTGCTGTACCAATTCATTAATAATCCTCGTCTTCGTCGTAGTAATCGCCTTCGGCCTCGTCTTCGCTCCACTCAGCTTGCTCATCAACTACTGCCTTGATGGCAATGTCGAGATGAGGGTCATACCCCATGAGCGCTTCGAGTGCAGGAACCTCAATATCTTTACCTAAAAGGTAATCGACATACTGATGTGCCGCTACTTCCTTGTTTTTGTCTGAGATATACTCGCGGAAAGTATCCCAGATCTCCATGATTAGACTTTCATCCATTATGCTTCCTCGGTTACTTCATCTGTTGGAGCAGGAATAACAATAGTTTCATCCCACTCGTCCATAATGACCTTTAATTTATCTTCTGTCCAGTTTTTACGAAATTCTGAATGAACTTCGCCGGTCTCTTTGCTTACATATTGTAGCTTATTTCCGCTTTTTGTCAAGACACCTTTTGCTTCAAACAGATCAACTAGTCCGCTTGTGGGACTCATACCTGTTGTATAAGGAATCTCAACCTGAACAGCTTCAAAAGGTTTGGCATAACGTGTTTTCATGATTTTACATGCTGAACGAATACCATGTACTTCAGAAGTTTTGTTGCCGTCTGCATCAACTTTAAGTTTGAGCTTACGCATAGCAACAACAATGGAACTGGCATAGATAAAGCCTTGACCACCACTGATTTTATCATCCGGGTCAAACATGTCTTGGCTTGCGTATGTGTGATTGGTACAGACCAAACCAACATTATACGAACCAAACATATTAACACAGTTACGAACCAATGCAGTCAATGCCTTAGGCTTACGGCCCATGTCACCTTTTAGGTCGCCCGCTTCAAACTGATTCAAGTCAGTAGGGGTCAGTAACATACCAAGACTGTCTATGACAAACAAAACTTTGGGACGTTCTTCCTGAGGCATTGCCTTATACTCTTTCATGAATTCACTAATGGTTTTTGCCACGTCGTCAATCATTGCCATGTTGAGTTTTAGCAACTTATCATCGCTTGTATCTACACCTAGCGCCTCTAACCATGCTTGGTCAAGTGCGTTTTCGCTATCAACTAAGATAACATAGATGCCCTGCTCTTGTGCGTTCTTGATAATGTTTCCGGAACAGATATACGATTTACCTGCGCCAGACTCACCTGCAAACACTGTAACTTTGCCAAGGGGGACTCCCTTGTTGAAGTCCCCCGAGATCAAATAGTTAAGAGCATAGTTTCCAGTACTGATCCAGTCAGTAGGGTCGTTAAATCCAATACCTAAGCCGTCGATAGACTTGGTGATAGATTTACGAAACTTAGAAATGTCAAATGCTTTAGCCATATTGACCTCCTAAATTATTGACCAGAACGGGCTTTGATTTTTGCTAGGATGTCCTGAGCACGGCTGGATGCTTCACTACCACCGGAACTTGCTGGAGCAGGTGCTGCCGCCTTTGGTTCTTCCCAAGGTGCGTCATCTGCGCTTTCTGCTACTGGAGCAGGTGCAGGTGCTGCCTTTGGTGCTGCCGCAGGAGCAGAAGAACCTGCTGGTGCGTTGTAGCCACTTGGCTTAAAGTATTGACCCCAACGTTCCATGTCAAATGCTTCGCCATCAACTGATGCCTCAAACATTTCTTTCATGACTTTGAGTTCAACTTCACCTGGCTTCTTAGGTAAGAAGTCCTTGAGATTGAAGGCGCCGTACTGAGTAAGAGCCGACTGTTCTTCATCATTTAGAGCACGTTCGCGACGAGCCCAGTTGGATGTAGAGTAGTCTGCGTATCCGCCCTTGCTAGTTTTAACAATGCGGAAATCAACACCGCGAAGGGTGTCTGTTGGCAATTCTTCCATATCAGGGTCAAGCAGAGCTGCCTTGATAATGTTGAAGATTTGACTACCGATGATGAATCGGCGAATTGGATTTTCTGGAAGTTTTCCATCTTCCTTGTACTGGCTATCGACTACAAAGCCTTGGAAGAGGTAACTCTTCTTTTTCCAGTATTTACGACCCATTTCTTCTAGGCTCTTGTCCTTGAACCAAGGACGAACTTCTGTAAGAATAGGACATGTTTCGCCCCACATTTCCATACATGGGACTTGCACAGTCACAGGCTTGGAATTGGCTTCGCCTTTAACTCCGGCGAATGGCAATTTGATCATTGCACGTTCAATCCAGAAGAAAGTGTTGTTAGGGTCTGCATCCGCGACAAAACGAACTGTTGCTGTTTGTCCTTCTGCGATATTCCAATGGGGGTAAATTGCGTTGTCTCCGCCGGTCGAGCCACCGCCGTTTTGTTGAGATGCTTGTTGAAGTTTTGCTCGGATTTCTGCTAAAGTTGCCATAATGATTTTTCCTTAAAATGTTTTTATTATGCCTCTTCTTTAAAGCCCACTGACTAAAAAGAAAAACTGTGCATGTGTTTAGTATGCACAGTTTTATTTATCATTGCAACCTAAATGGCTTAAATTATTGACTAGGTTCTGCCAACATGTGATAATGAAGATCGTACATTTCTTTACCATTATGCTTGCCGTCAAATACTCTGTAGGGCTCGCCTGCGTATCCTGGAAACTTATATTCTGTTACAACATACCCAAGGTCATTTAAGAAATTTACCACTTCTTCGTATTTGGCATCGTCAAAGTACATGTGAAAATGGAATTCAATTGCTAGTGTAGGTTTAAATTGTTTGATGAATTCTTTACCACCTAAAATAACATCTAAGTCACTACCTTCAGTATCAATTTTTACCAGTACTCTATCTCCAGCAGTTGCTTCTGGAATTAAACTGTCAAGTGTAATAGTTTTGATATTTTCTTCGGATCGGTCAAGTTCGGAATATAAATCTTTTCCGAATACAGAAAATTGACCGGAATCAGCCGAAGGTGTGTGGATTGATTTTTCCACTCCTAGTTCATTTGAACAGATGTTTTTTAAGAACTTAACCTTATTCTGCTGATCATTTATTTTGGTTTTGGCAGCATCCATTGCTTCTGACGATGGCTCAACGAAAACAATCTTCTTGTAATCATCATATACTGCGGACGACCACATGCCTACATTTCCGCCAATGTCAATAAACAGATCGCCGTGAAAATCGTACTCAAACGATTCTAATTTTTTAATCATAAGACCTCACAAATTTTATATAATTATCTTGTGAGGTCTAGTTGATTTAAATTTTTGAAAGCCCTGCTAGGCGCTTAATGTCTTCAAATTGCTGAGCTACTGCCTGTTGCCCACGCATTGCTTCAGTCTTCGCCTGCATTTGCTCGACATACTTTTCAACTAGTTTGCCAACATGATCACCAAACTGTTTGCCGGCCATAATACCTAGCTCAGTCGGTCCTTTACGCCACTCGCCTAATCCTTGTTCGGCTGCGTGTTTATTGTAGAACGGTTTGATAAATTCTACAATTTCTTTCATAGACGGAGTATGACCTTCTGGTTTGCTTTCTGCATTTTCCATGTCTTCTCCTTCTTCGGGCATTTCTTTGTCCATGTGTCCTAATTCGCCAAGTGTGTCAGAAACAAAGTCTTCATCGTAACTGATCATATATCTTGCCTGCTTTGGACTCATATTAAATTCTTTTATTAGAATCATTCCAATGGCACTAATTAGATCATCTTCTTTTGCCGAATCGTATTTGATGCCTTTATCAAATAAAATTTTTGCCACTTGATAGCTTGTGCGATCTTCTGGAGATTCTGCTACAGGTTGTTGCGGTGCTGCCGCAGGATCTACAGCAGGTGCAGGAGCCGGTGCTGCCGGTACAGGTTGTTCAGCCGCACCCAATTCTTGAGCTGCTTCTGGATCGTCTTTCATTAACCAAGACATGATGATTTCTTTAGGATCACCTTCTGGATTTAATTCTGCGTTTGCTGCTAATGCTTTTTCTAATGTTTCGTTATGAACGCCAATGCCCTGTAATGCTTCTATTGCGCCAGTTGCATCTGGGCCACCGTAAGTTAAGCCACTGTCTAGTAAATCTTTAAGAGCCATAATTGTATCTGGCTCTAGTGTTCCTTCAGTAACTGCTACTGTCCAAGACTCAAATGCAGCGAACGGATCAACAGAATCGTCATCCATTGTTTCGTCTAGATTATTGAATGACTGTGCTACTTGTGTAAGATCAATTTCTCCGGCTTCTTGCATAATTTTATGAATTAGTGGGAAATATTGAGTTAGATCTTCTTTAAAATTCTTTTGTGTAAATTTGTCTTTGTAGTCTTCCATAGTTGCTTGGTCAAGTACAAATCCGTCATCTTCACTAGGCTGTAGTTCAGAAATCCATTGCTCGTAAAACTTTTGTCCGCTCAGACATTCAATTGTTTTTCTAAGTTCGTTTAACTTACCTTGACTGCGTTCTAAAATCTCATTAACTTCTGTATTCATTCCGTCGTGATGTCCAACGTGACGTTTGAATGCAACTAATTGACTAACTTTTTCACTTAGGTTAATAATTTCTTTACCGGCTTCGTCATAAGGGCGGCCGCCGTTAGCTACGTGACGTTGCATAGCCTTTGCACCAGCTAAGTGTATGAATGGATACTTGAAACGCTCTCCGTCCGAATTTTCAATGAATAGTGCATTAATGTTGCGGCTTCTTGCACCTTTTTGTGTTTCATCGATTGCTTTAGAGTGGCGTACAATTAGACGTGTATTTTCTAATTTTCTCATGCTGGTCTTTGGACCACGTGCAATCATTGCAGATTCATTCATAGTATTTTCCTTAGTTCCTGTTTGTGCAAGATACTGAAAGTCGTTCTTGTTCAAATTACTCTTAGTAATATCTCGTGTGTCAAAACGCAACATTCTGCGCTTGGCAAAATATCGCATTTCTCTTAAAAATTCATACCACTCGTTAAGTGTAACTGTATCAACGTCTTCTGTAATTCCTTGGCTATAGAAGATTTTCAATGTTCCTAGCTCATGAATAGAAACGCTGACACGACCTAGATTGTTGCCCTCTATGACAAAATCAAAGTCAAAAAATCGTGCGTCTTTGGGGTTAGTTGTAATTGTACCCTGATCGTCGCCCATTTCTAAATTAGTGAAGCGGCCGCGAACTTTGTCAAAAACGTCTTGTGCAATAAATTCAATGATGTTCATTAGCGTATTTATTAAAAATGTGATACAAAGATCGGCATGGGCAAGTCAGCTTCATCTAGCGCCCTGTCTTCGATCATTTTCTCATAAACTGTAGGATCCCAATCACCCAGCATACTGATCATACGAACTGCTAAAAGCATACTAGATACTAAATCGTCGTGCTCATTAACTTTTGCTTCAAAACTAACACCGTTTGCAATATATGTTTTAAGCTCACTAATCAATGCTTTGCTCTTAATTTTTAGACGCTTTTGCTCAATTAACTGCTTGAGCTTTGCACAGGCAGCAATCTTGCTAACGTTAGTGGTATTGAAACCTCTACGGAACCGACGAACATGTCCTTTCTTAATCGGCTCGCTCATAAACATTCCAGGCACAGTTTCTTCACCCATTTCGTTAATAGCAACTAATGCGGCTTCTCCTACAGTATTGTTTTCGACAGAGTAATAGATCTGTCCTCGATTTTCTGACTTAGCACATTCTCCGTCAATGTACCGGCAGATTTCTCGCATGATCCGCACTTGTTGCTGTACAGGCGTAGTGTTATGGTTCCACTCTCCTACTTGATCGAAACTAGGAACTTCTACAATTTGTATGGCTGCATAATCTCCACCCGTACCTAGGCTAGGGTCAAGAGATACTACGTAGAGGCTATCCGGTCGTATCTTTTTATACCACCGAACTTGCCCCATTTTCATTATGGGTTCTATTCCTTCTAGGTCAGACAAAGTAATACTATTGATCAGCGTTTCATCAAAGATTAAGAATTCACACTCGTGTTCTCGACGGAATCGTTCTTCTCCAATACGTGATCTTTCTGTGTTTGCCCACTCCTCATCTCGATCAGGATGTTCGCTCCAGTGTGCTCTAAAGGGGAAGAATCCGTTACGACCTAGTTCTTGCTCGTTACCAAAGTCGTCAAATCGTTTGTTAGCTTCTTTCCAAATTTGAGCAAACTGATCTTCGTCCGAGTTAGGAGTTGAAGTAATAATTGCTTTACCACCAGTTGCTAGTGTAGGCGAAATAGAAGTCCAGAACTCGCTAGCAATGTTTGGTTCAACGAACGCAAATTCGTCTGCGTATAGTAAGGATAGCGACAAACCTCGACCAGTAGTAGGTGTAGTTGTTTGTGCAATAATACGACTACCGTTGTCAAACTCTAGACTCTGTTTGTTATAACTCTTAACACCACAACGAATGTGATCAGGACAAAGTTCGTACCCGTAACGAATACGTGACATAATTTCCTGAGCACCTGTATATTTGTGCGCGGCAACTAGAACCGTTGCATCTGGAACAAACATAGCATACCACAATAGGTATCCTGCGGCTGTAGTTGTTTTACCTGTTTGACGAGGTAAAAGATTTACATTGAAACGATGATTATGATAACTGTCGATTAATCTCTTTTGATATTCATAGGGATCGTAAAGCAACTTGCCCTTAACTGGGTGTTGAATATGAAAAAAGTTTTCAAGAAAGTAGTGAGGGCCATTTACAGGATCCTGACATTTCATCAGATCCTCAATATCCTTTTCTGTCCATGTCTGGGTAGCAAAGGGCTTCTTAACTAGATTGTCGTACTTATTAACTGCCATGAAAATATTTACCGAAAAAAATAGCCTCCGGAGAGGCTATTGATTTGTTAATTTTGGATTAACGTTTGTTAGACCAAACTTTAGCGCCAGAACTTTGATTTCTCTTTTCTGTAGCGGCATCTGCGGTCTTTTGACTCTTTTCTTTCTGCTTTCGCATGAAAGCAGGAATCTTGTCCATGTCTGGACCTTCTGCTACGAACTTTTTGTATTCGTCAAATAGCTTGGCTTCAAAAGCTGCCATTGTATTAACTGATTCGTCTTTCTTTGTCTCGTCCGGCATTGGGTTAGATCCGCTGTTTGGAGGAGTGTAATCAAAGTCACGCACTTTATTAACTACGTGAGCAAAGTCATTTGGGTTATAATCACGAGTAGAAATCTTAGGACTATTGTCATAGCTTTCCTCGCCATCATCACTACGAGCGTTCAATTTGTCAGTTGTACTGCCTTTGATTGGCTCGTCGCTAGTAACTTTAACTGGCATGTCTGTAGAAATCTTTACTGGTTGTCCAGTTTTAACTTTCTTGATCAAATCTGCAATTTCGTCTGCACCACTATCGTCCATTCCTGCTGGTCCGCCAGTTAAAGGACCAGTGTCTGGTTTTTCTAGCTCGTGATCTTTTGAATCGTGATCACCGTCCATATCAACATCGCCTAGTGCCTTTAGCATAGGATCTGCCGACGGCATTCCCATGCCTTGACTTGGCTCGTCTGTTTTTGCAAGGTCCATAATACCACGCATCATAGCAACGATTTCGCCTGCATTGCCTGCACTCATATTGATGCTTGCTGGCATCATAGGCGGCATCGGTGCTCCCATTCCCATCATTCCGCACTCAGCAATAACAGATTCATTAAGTTGTTTCTTAACTCCGCTCAGTGCTTTTAATTCATTTAGATTAGGTTCTGGTAAATTGATTTCAACTTCTTTACCTTCGGTTAGAACTGCTGGTTTTTCAACAGGTGCAGCCTTAGGTTCAGATCCCTTTACGCTTTCTAATCTTTTAAGTATGTCTAGCATTTCCATGTTTTATTTCCTTTATTGACCCGCGCTTGGGATCTGTTCGCCACGTTGCTTGCGTCTTTCGGCTGCGTCGGCGTTTAGTTGCTTTAAAAATGAGTTATTATATTTTTCACCATAGAAGTCATCAAACTTTGCATTTGGTGCTTCTTTATAATCTGGATCAGATAATAAAGCACCTGTACGAGTTTCGGCAGGTGCTTGGTATTCTTCAGTTGGTTCTAGCGGGCTACGTACAACCATGTAGTTTTCGTTAATGCCCATTTCAGCTGTTAGGTATTTGTGTAATTCGTTAGCAGTAGTAGGGTAACTTAGTGTTACTTCGTAGATGCTAACTTCTGCGTTTTTAATTTTAGGGAAATCTAACGGTAGTTGCTGAATAGGAGTCTTGCCTTTTTTGCTGAACTCAGCTACGCTGAAACGCTCTAGTAAGCCTTTCATTTTTGCTTCATTATCGGATGTGCATTCCTGTGCGACTTTAATTCTAAAGTCGTATTTCTTAACTGATTCTGTTAGGTATTCTTTGAATGATCTCATAGCGGTTTTCCTATGCTTTATTTATCAAGATTTTTAAGTTTTGCAAGCAGGCTATTACGGTCTGTAATCAGCGTACCCTCGGCTTGAATAGCATCTGCAGGAGCATCGCCGTTCTTTTTATCTACAGCATACTTTTTAAGCTGTAATTCTACCATCTTTAGCTTTTTGTCAATCTTTGCACTTTTGGCATCAATTGCGTTCTTAAGCATTACACCTGCAACTTCAAACATACGTGCGCCATATCTTGCTTCTACGTTCATACCTAAATCCATTAGATCGTCGTAGGCTTTTTCAGCTTTGTTTGCAAGCCCATCTAATTCTGCATCGCTTAGATCACCAAGTCCTTTTACTCTAGGAAGTGCTGCGGAAATTTTATCAAATTCTTCAAGTTTTTCTTGTAGAGAAATTACCTGCTGTTCGGGGATTTCTTGCGGAGCAATCACTGGATCAGCATCGGGCTCTGGCAGATTAAAAAGTTCTTCAAGTTTCTTAGTCATATCTTTACTTATCGCTTTTTGCTGCCATTATGGAAAATATCACGCTCACTGACTACTCTAAACTTAATACCTCTGCCCTTGCACCATGCTTGTGCAGCTTCCCATTTAGCTAGATTTTTAATATACTGTGCTTGGTTATGAGGATTTTTACCTACAGCTTCTCTAATGGCTTGATTATTAGGTTTTATTTCTATAAGCTCTGCATGACGTTTTAGATTCTTATCAGTATATACAATTAAAAAGTCCGGAACATAAACTGTGTTTTTACCTGTTAAAGGATCTCGATAGGGAATTTTTACAGCTTCACTGGCCCATTGCTCAACCGCAGGATTATTGTCACAGAACAACATAAATGTGTGTTCCCAGCTTGACCTATATATAGGATCGTGTCCGCCTACGTATTTCTCTGGGTTCTTTGGCACAAATCTGCCCTTGGCAGTATTTCTCATTATGGTAGTATGTTTCGTTTAACAAAATCAACAGGCGTAACTTTTTGTACAGAACCTAGTACGCTAGTCTTGTATCGGTTGAAGTTTAAAATCTCAGATACAAACTGGCTAAGTTCTATATTACCCAATGAGCGCATAGAGTCTAGTACATTCATTGGATTAAAATTATCACGCTTGGCCTGCATCATAATTGTAATAGAAATGTTTTCAGCTGATTCTTCGCTAAAGCCTTTGCTAGACAATAGCCCTGTCATAGCTGTCAGTGTTTCATTATCAAGTTGAACCGGAACGTCATTATATTGACTTAACTGTTTGTTAGTTAAATCACTAGAAGACCCCGAAGTATCTTTTGATGGTAAGTTAGTATAAATCATGCAAAATATGTAGTTGTAGAATCATCATCATTTTGTTCATAAACATTAGTTACCTGAACATCGAGATCCTCAGAGTCATTAAGAGTTACAACAGTTTCATTGTCTTCTTCAAAGCTGACTGTATCATCTGGGTTTTCAGCTTGTTCAGCTTCTGCTAATTGTTCTTCTAATTCTGCTTCTTCTAGTTGAACGCTTTCTAAACTAGCTTGTAATTTATCCGGGTCGGTGTAACCTAGTTCATCGTATTCGGAATATATTGCCTCAGTTGCTTCCGGATCTCCTTCAGCTGCCGCCAGGCGTGCATCTAGTTCTTCTTTTAGACCTCGATTTTTTTCAATATCTGCTGCGAGCGCCGCGGCTGCGGCTGTTTTTTCAGCTTTGGCATTTGATAATGCAGCCGCAGTAGTACCGGCTCCGGACGGAAGTAGGCCTTTTATTGAACTGCTAATTTTACTAGTTAGTCCGCTAACAGCGCCGCCTATACCCGCAGTTAGACCGCCTAGCGTAAAACCTGCACCACCTGGTTGTGCAGATCTCGGAATTGCACCAGTTGGCTGTTCTCCAGGAAGTGTTGCTAATGCAAGACCTGCAGGACTTTTTCCTGTGAGAATATCCGGTAGTTGCCCTGTTCTTGCAACCTTATCAAGAATGCCGTAGCCTTCTGCAAGAATTCCTGCCTTGGTAATATTTTTTGCATTCTTAGCAAGAGAAGCAACACCTCTAGCTGTTTTAAATAATCCTAATGGACTAGTATCTCCTCCACCGCCGAGAACTTCTCCAATACCGGGGATAATTCCACCTGGACCAAGAATACTGCTATTGCCGCCACCAAATACACTTAATGGACCAGGCGTACTGTCATAGTGAATAGTTGCAAAGCCAGTCGGATTATCTCTTTTAATTTGACCAGTTCCATACAATACTGTTTCGTATTGGATAGACATGTTATTTTCTAAAAGTTTAGTCTGTGTCTGGTCTAGTTTGTCGTGACTAAAATCAGTGATTACAGGATTGACTAAAATAAACGCTGTAAATTGTTTTCTGTTTAGTTGATAGATTTCGATACTTCTAAAGAAAGGATCAGTCTGCCCGTTGTTCATACCGTAGGCAGTACTTTCGTCTATGTTTGTTCCTATCTTCTTATATTTGGTGTCGCCGAATGATGCAGGGATAGATAGCCCTGAAGTATTTTTACCATCAACAAAGTAATAATTGTAGTAAGACTTCCACAGGCCAATTGTAGTGTTGTTGTGGTCATCATGAAATGCCATGCTAATAGGTTGATATTCAATCTTGCTTTGAACTATAGTTTTCTTATTGTATTGATTAACAGTTTCAGTTGCTATTCTGTACTTAGGGAGATCAATGTTCTTTACTAATAAACCTAGCTCAGGGCCATTCTTAGAAAGATACTGACTGATAATAGGATTGTTGTTTCTGTTAATGTTAAACACAACATAATACAGAAATCCGGCCTTAGGAGCCAGCCTAAAATAATCATCAACATACAATCTACTGGCATGTTGATAATCCCTAACTTGGTTAGGAGTCGTTAGGGTCTGACTTAAAAAATTAGTAAATGCGTTGGCCATAGTAATATTTAGTCGTAAAAAAAGCCCCCAACGGAGGCTTTTTTCGTTTGGCTAAGATTAACCTGTAGCCAAGGAAGATAAGGTTCTTCCGACGCTTGCTCCCAAGCCCACCGGTGTGCCTGTAGGTCCAATTTGAAGTGCGTTATCGTATTGGATTGTAAGTGCAATTTCCATTGCTGTACTTTCTGCGTAGGCTAATTCATTGTAATTGACGCTCTGTAAGTAGCATCCATAAATTTCCCATGTTTCTAAAACATTTGCAGACCAATTCTGGTTATCGCCATTACCGCCGTCTAACATTTCAATTCTTGTTAAGAACTTGTACTCTGCGCCAGATGCAGCACTTGCTTGTTCGAAGAAGTCGAACTGCTTCTGTAGTTGCTCGCCAACTAACTTAGTTACATTACCTTGAGAATCATCACGGATACTCAAGTTCATTGGTTGCCATGTGTGCTTACCAGCATAGTTGATCTGGCTGTTATAAACATGTAGCACTTGGTTTTCAAACTGAACTTGTGGTCTCGCAGCAGATACAACCTGCTTTGTTAGTTCGGTTGTTGGCTTTGTAACACCAAAGTTCTCTAACGATACACGGAAGCGATATTTCAGCTTCGGCATCAATAGGCCCTGGACGGTGCTACTCTGTCCGCCACCTGCTAGCGGAACTGTGAATCTGCTTAAACTTGCGATTGCCATTATATTTGCTCCTTGTCCTTATATTTACCTATTATAGTCCTGCCTGAATATCGCCGGTGTTCTTCAAGCGTAGTGGAATGTAAATGAATTCAACTGCCTTGACTGGTTCAACTGCAATATCTAACCATAGTTCGCTACGGTCAATTCTTGTTGGTGTGTTGTTTGTTTCATCACATACAACTAAGAAGTCATATAGCGCTCTTTGACCTACTAATTCTAATAGGAAACTTTCTGTTGCTTGTTTAATTTCGTTACGAGTAATTCTATCGTTAGGTTCAAATAAGAACGGCTTAACTAATAGACTTAACTGTCTGCGTAAGTATGCTACTAGACGTGCAACGTTGATACGATCTAATGCACTTGCGTTTCTTGCACGAGTGTATTGACCAAAATTAACAATACCTGCACCAGGTATTGTTGCAATTGGATTAACCTTTACACCTGCCATTACATCGCGTAAGCTCTGTGGTAGGCTTGTTGTCTTGAACTCGCCTTCGCTTGTAATGTAACCAACGCTAGTTGCGTTATCAACTGTTCCACGACGTGTTCCAGCTGGTGCAAACCATTGGAAGCTCTTAGCATCGCTATTAACGATTGTGCGTAGCATCATGTGGCTTGGAGGAACAACGATAGCGTTACCTAAGTTGTCATTTGCATAACCGCTTGGATAGAACATAGCCATGTATTCGTCATAGCTAACTGCGCCGTCTTCGCCGTTATCAAATGCTAGGGCAGTATTCATACCCCAGTTGTTCAATTCAGTACCAGTTGGTAGTAAGCGGAATGGTGTATCACCAACAACAAATGCTGTTAGACCGCGGTCAGTGTTGAATGCAATCATGTTCTGAATTGCTTCTGGATATCCAGGTGTAGCAATCAAGTTAAAGATTACGGTATCTGTATCACGGATGCTTTGGTTAGTGTCGATTAAGGCTTTTAGACCTTCGATAACGAAACCTCGCTGTGCGTGACGACCGAAGCTGCCTTGTCCAGTTGGCTGGTTAGGGCTTACTGTGATCCAACGACTAGCTACATAAGGTGTAGAGCTGTTAGATCCGTCCATTTGTTCGTCATTGTAACGAGCGTTCTTGCCGTCGTTCGCGTCAATGTTTAAGTGCTCAACTACATATTTCTTAACGTTAAATCCTGAACGACGTAGGTTCCATAGTCTCATACCGCGTGGGTATAATGCTGGATCTGGTGCGTCTGGATCTAAGTAGTCGCTAGTTAGAAGATCAGTAATATCTGCTGCATCCTCTAATGTGCCTGCGGTGCTCCAACGTGCGTCAGCAAACAACCATCCTGTAGGTGTTGTTTGATCTGCGGTGTCTTGTGCAACCCACTTGCCGCCTGTGCGTACATATACAGCCTTGCCGTACTCGCTGATATCTGCTGTGCTGATCCAAATATCGTTATCAACTAAAGGATCACCTGTGCTCTGTGTTGTTGGAGCAACACTAGCAACAATAGGACCGGCCGGATCAGTTAGAGGATATACATTTCTGTAGCCCATCCAAGTTGTTCCGTTATGAACCATAATATCTACTTCATCAACAACACTGCTGTACCATAGTTGGCCATCGGCTGCGTCAGTAAATGGAGTCTGTGCCTTAGCTTCATAAACTAATGGCTTCCAGTTACTTGCAAAGAATGTAATGTCTCTGCTGTCGTATGTAGCTTTTGCGTATAGGTTCTTTGTACCAGACTCTAAACCTGTTTCGCTGTCTCTGCTCCATGCGCTAAATCCTAGTACAGTTGTCAAAGGTGTGCCAGTACCGTTCTTTAGGTTAATCTGACCTCCTGCGCTGTGCTGGATAGTTAAACTTGTAGCTGCCCCGCTAGCATTTGTACTTGCTACGCTAGCAGTTACGTATGTCATATTAAGAGCATTGATCTTGCTGACGATTGTATCAACTGTATCGCCTGCAACCAAACTAACTGTGTATGCACTGCTGTAGTCAGCTGCGCCGTTAGTAGAAGTTGCTAGACCTTCGCTAATTGTAAAGCTAGAAGTTGTTGTTACAGAAGCTGTAGTTGCAACACTAGTAATCTTAGTTGCGCCAGTTGCATTGCGTCTAAATGCTTTGAAGGAAACAACTTGCGGTGCTACTGTACTTGTAGAACTTGTACCAGAACCCATTGTGTAGTTCTGTTGAATGTAGATACGTCCTACAGGAATATCACCTGTTGCATCAATGCTATTAACCGCAGTTTGATGTTCGTCAAAAATGCTTGTGCTTTGTAGGCTAAATGCTCCCTGGCTAGCACTGTAAAGTTTTACATACCAATCTGCACCGCTGTTAGGTGTAGTTGTTTTGATATAAACAGAGCCAGTAGGCATATCACCAAAGTCTGGATACTTAGTGTGAGATGCTTGGAATAGTGTTACGCCTTCGTATGTACCAGCTGTTAAACCGATAGCAGTTAGCATAACTTCTAAGCCGGTGCCTTCTTCGATCTTAATCTTTCCGTCAAGTGTTGAACCGTTGGATTTTGCACGAGCATCTGCATATAGTTCTAAGAAACCGCCTGTATTAACGCGGCAACCTACACCGTGTGTTCTCATTGCGGCGTTGATGCTAGATGCAAGAGCGGATAATGTTGTTCCACTTAGTGTAACAGTTTGTCCGTTGATCAACAATGTGTTGCCGTTGTAGGCTGTTAGGTTAGGGTTAGATGCAGTAGCAACTACAACAGGATGGCTTGTTTTCCAGCTTGTGCTAGAGAATGTTGCCGCACTAGCAAATCCTGTTTCGACATCAGATCCAACTACTACCCAGTTTCCGCTGGAGTTCTTGAACCATAATGTGTTGGAGTTGTCGCTAGTTACAACGATTGCGTATTGTCCGTTAGAACCATAACTTGGCTTAGGTGTTACGCCTAGACCGCTAACTGTAGCAGTTGCATAGTTGTCGTTATCAATTACTAAAGGTACTTTGTTAGTAAAGCTATCAGAACTTGTGTTCCACTCAAAAACACCCCACTTGGTATTAGAAGTGTCAATCCAATATGTTCCATCTACAGGCTCGCCTACAGGCATAGTGCTCGATGCAGTTAGTTGGCTTAGATCTAAATCTGCACGAACTACGTATGCTCTAGAACTTACTCCTAGTACGGAATAAGCAGCCTGAAGACCGTATTCGTTTTGTTCGCCGCCATGTACTGGATTACCACTGGCATCCTGATAGAACAATGGAGTTCCAAAGGTATCAGTTAAATCACGCTGGCTAGTAATCAAATAAACTTGGCCAGCATTTTCAGGCAATGTGCCTGGTGCTGTGCCCGTACCGCTAGCATTTTGCTTGTTGGCTGCGGTTGCAACAAAAATCATAGGTACAGTGGAAGGTGCTGCCGGTAGGTAGAAACTCTCATCGATAACACTTACTTGTACGCCTGGTGAATTTAAAGCCATTTGTTAATCTCCCATAAATGGTTTTTCTTTTGTATATTTAGTGGGAATGGATAAAAAATACTGGGTTAAATACAGGATAAAAGGGAACAAAAAGGGCGGTGTATGCGCGATCTTTGTAAAAAATGTCAAAGAAGGCCAGTAGCTATCAACTATCGTAAGGGTGATAGAGTATTCTACAGGTCAATGTGCGACCACTGTGCTAAAAGTTATAAGACAGCCCGACCTACTTGGCTAACCAGTGGATACAAAAAGAAAGCCGCATGTGATAGATGCGGCTTTAAAGGAGAAGACTTAGATCAGTTTGATGTTTATCACATTGACGGAGACCTAAGCAACTGTAAGTATTCTAATCTAAAAACTGTATGCGCTAATTGTCAAAGGCTGTTGCACAAACTCAAGCTGCCTTGGCGTCGGGGCGATCTGACACCAGATTTTTAATCTGCTCAAATAGATCGTCGATGGTAGTATCGTTAAAAATAGTATGATCAATATCTCCACCAACCCAACTAGTTTCACTTGCGTGAATACCTAGCTTCTTGATTCGGTCTGTACTAATGAGCCAACTCATGTTTGTATTTCCTGCGTTCATATTAACAGCATCTTGATACCATTCAGGCTCGTCACCCCGCTTGATACGTACTACAATTCCACCTGCGTTGTGAATAGCTTTAATTTCGTTAGGAAAGCGTACATCGCTAATAACAATGTTATCGCCTGTTTTACGCATTTTGTTTTCTAGGCTGGCAATCCAAATATCATCATGGAATCCTTTACGTAGAACATCTGTGCCCCAATATTGTAAGACCCAACGAGGCGTTAAATTAGGCATAGCTAAACGCTCTGCCCACCAAGTATCTACCTGCTCGCGCCATTCTCGGGCTTCTTTTGTGCGTCCTTCGAGTAAAGTACGATCCCAGCCAAAAACACAGGCTACTGCATCTTTAAGTGTGTTAGCGAACGAATCTCGTCGGTATCCGTGAAAATTTACCAAATAATCTGCGGCAGTATCTTTACCTGAACCAATAAAACCGACGAAGCCAACAATCATGAGTATCCCCTTGCGATACTATAATTTATATTAGCCGATGACAAATGTCAATGGGGTTTGGTTATCTTTGTAATTAATTAAATCCAACTCTAAGGCTTCCATTTCAGCCTTGCCCTCTGCTTTTAGAGCAGTACCGTTCAGACTAGTTCCGCCTTGCGGGCTTGCGATCTGACCGAACTTTTCGCGAGCTTCGCCTAGCATAACCTTACAGTTTGCCAGTGCGTAGTCCTTGATCCAGATACCGGAGTAAGGATCTTGAATAATAGTAAAATCAGGCTTTTGATTGTACATCCATAATAGTACGTTTTCTTCACCTCTAGGGCGCTGAGAAATGCGTAGGCGCTTGCTTGTAGGATTCCAATCGAAGTTAATATAGCTACCAAACATTTTACCAACTTCTTTCTGGTAGCTAGCAAACATATAATAGGTAGCAATGCCGCCCATTTGTGTGCTGGCCATTAGATACATGTTTGTGTAGGCTAGGTTAAAGGGCTCAAACAGAGTTCCGCCATCTCCGCCACCTGTTCTGCTACCAACACTTCTACGGAAAACTTGACGAACTTGCATAACTTCGGGTGCAAGGATGTAATCATTGACGTCTGTTTGCAGGGTTAAAAAGCCGAAACTTTCTTCAACAGCGTTAGAACTACGCTGTCTATACTTTGCTAGAGCTCGGTCTATGGCAATATTGTAGTGTTTAGCATCGAGTTCAACATCGATCATTCCGTCACCTAGCATTGTGCGGATATATTCGACTACGTTTTGCCTTTGGGTGTCAAGTTCGTTCATACCAATATTTAGCAATAAATATACGACTATGCCAAGACTATCTCTTTACCGCCCAGAAAAAGGCAATGATTTCCGTATGCTTGATCGTGTTATATACGAGCAGTTTCAAGTGGGCGGCACAGACATTGTTATTCACAAATACTTAGGTCCTGTTGATCCTGCAGAAGGTGAAGCAACACCTACTACACCCGTTAATAGTAATCCTATTCCTGAACTAGGAATACAAGATGTACTGTTTATGGAAAACAGAGATAGAAAATACGAAAAAGATGTATATGTTAGTCGCGGGATCTATACTATGCAGGACTTAGATTTTAACCTGCAACAGTTTGGATTCTTTTTAACTAATGATAACATTATGATAACTTTCCACCTAAGGGGAATAGTAGAGCTTTTAGGTAGAAAGTTAATGGCAGGAGATGTGCTAGAGCTACCTCACTTAAAAGATGAGTATGCCTTAGGTGATGATATGGTTGCACTTAAACGTTTTTATGTTGTATCCGATGTTTCTCGTCCTGCAAGCGGTTACAGTCAAACATGGTATCCTCATTTGCTTCGTGCTAAGTGCGAGCCGTTAGTAGATGGACAAGAATACAAAGATATTCTTGATCAAGATAGCGGCGACGGAGCAAACAGTCTGCGCGATATTCTTTCTACTTACAATCAAAATATTGCAATCAACAATCAGATTATTGCACAAGCAGAAGAAGATGCAGGTCTAAGCGGTTACGATACTGAGCAGTTTTATATTCTTCCTTTAAAAGATGATAATCAAACACTAGATGTACGTGATACAACGGACATGGATGTTGATGCCAGCTACGAAGGAACCGCAGCAGATGCAAGTTCTATCTTTGTTACACCCGATAAAGATGTTTATATCAGCGCATATCAAGGTGACGGCAAACCGCCTAACGGAGCACCTTACACATTTGGCATAGAATATCCTTTCAATCCAGGTATCGGTGCATACCACTTACGCACAGACTATATGCCTAATAGGCTGTTTAGATTTAATGGCAGCGGGTGGGAGTATGTAGAAAGTAATGTTAGAATGACTCTAACTAATAAACCAGTTGATGGACTTCCTGCACCAGATGCACAAACTCGTCATACACAGATTGGCGGATTTATTAACAATAATAATACTGCAACTATTGCTGGCAAAGTTGTAGAAGAGAGACAAAGTTTAAGTAAGGCCTTGAAAAAGCGTCAAGGTCCGGAGGCAGATCTATGATGGAAAAATATATGGATGATTTTCAAAACTACAAACGATTCACCAGCAAATGTACCTGCGGTTGCCCAGCGCACTGTGGTCATAGTTGCCAAGACTGCGAATATTGTGCAGACTGTGAGTGCGAAGAATGTAAGAGGCTAGATCAGGGTCGAGGACAAAACTAATGGAACATTTTTACGACGGCCAGATTCGCCGTTATATGACTCAGTTTATGAGGTTGATGAGTAACTTTAGTTACAAAGATGCTAGAGGAAATATTACTCAGATTCCTGTAAGATACGGAGACATGAGCAGGCAAGTTGCCAGCACACTAAAGAAGAACAGTGAAAACGTTCTTAACTCTGCACCTTTTATTGCCTGCTATATTAAAAGTCTAGATATTGCTAGAGATAGACTACAAGATCCTACGTTTGTTGGCAAACTGCATATTAGAGAACGACAGTTTGGATATGTTGATGAAAATCCTAACAGCCCTACTTACGGAGAAACTATTCAAGATTATGCAAATGTTCAGGGTGAGAACTATACTGTTGAAAGACTAATGCCTACTCCTTTTAATTTGCAGTTGGTTGCAGATGTATGGAGCACTAACACTGACCAAAAGCTACAGATCTTAGAGCAGATTCTTGTATTGTTTCGTCCTGCAATGGAAATACAAACTACCAGCAACTATATTGACTGGACAAGTTTAAGTTACGTTGAACTGACAGGAATGAACTGGTCTAGCAGAACTATTCCTCAGGGAACAGAAAACGATATAGATATTGCTAGCATGAACTTCCTAACACCTATTTGGTTAAGTCCTCCTGCTAAGGTTAAGAAGCTGGGTATTATCACTAAGATTATTGCTAACATCTTTGCAGAACAGCAGGGTTCTAGTGCTATGGGGCCGGAGTTCAGTTTTACGAATCCTGTATCGCAAGTGTATGTAACGCCTGGAAACTTCTCTATTCTATTAACTAACAACACTGCTAAACTTATGGCATCGTCTGAGAACTTGTTGTCAGATGAGTTTGATCAAATACCCGTTAAGGCAGGTGTTAAGATTAACTGGAATACCCTGTTAGATATCTATCCTGGCAAGTTTAGAAACGGTCTAAGTCATATTGAACTAACAAAACCAGACGGTGGTAAAATTGTAGGCTATCTAAGTATCAGTCCATTTGACGAAACAGATATGGATGTGCTGAATATTCAGTTTGACGGCGAAACATTGCTCAATACTGCAATACCTGATCTAACAAACACCAACAGCAGAGGTACAGTTAATGCGGTTGTAAATCCTTTGACTTACAATCCAGGAACACCTGCAGACGATACTCGTTATCTTATTTTAGAAGACATTGCCGCAACAGAAGATGATGGTCCTAATGCTTGGTTAAACAGCGACAATAGCAGTTTTACAGCCAGTGCTAATGACATTATTCAGTGGGATGGAACACAATGGAATGTAATCTTCAGTTCTGCAGACACTACAGATGTTACCTACATAACTAACTCATACACTGGAGTACAATACAAGTGGGACGGCGAACAATGGTCTAAGAGCATCGACGGTATGTACTATCCAGGTGAATGGCGTTTAGTTTTATGAGTAAAGAAGATATAGTCTGTAGCGGTGGTTTATTTTTTGCAAGAGATACAAAAAGATTTTTGTTCTTGCTAAGAAATCACGGCAAGACTGCTGGTACTTGGGGTATTGTTGGTGGCAAAAAAGAACCCGGAGATGTCACTCCTTATGCTGCCCTTGAAAGAGAAATAGTTGAAGAAATCGGTGTTAGTCCTAAGATTAAAAAGACTATACCTTTGGAACTATTTACTAGCGAAGACCAACGTTTCTTTTTTAACACCTATGTTCTTATAGTTGATAAAGAGTTTATTCCTGTACTCAATGATGAGCATGTAGGATATGCGTGGTGTGCATTAAATCAATGGCCTAAACCATTACATCAGGGTGTTAAGAGAAGTTTATCAAATAAAACTAACAAAACTAAAATAGAATTGTTAATAGATATTTTTATTTGATTACCAGGGTCTGTTTAGTTGGACAACAGATGGTTGTTTTTGTTGTTCAATTTGATTGACTAGATTCTGTTTTAAATCAACTAGCTGCTCTTCGCCAATAGCAGACTCAACCCATCCTTGAACAACTTCCTGAGTAATTAAATTAAATCTTTTAAAAACTTCAGGATCAGGCTCGCCTACTCCGACAGAACTAAAATACTGACTTCCGTGACCTTCACCGTCAGTTGCAGATAAAATGTATTCTACATTGTAGATAACATTAGTCATGCCGTTTAACTCAGGGTGTGCGGAAAAACGTGGGAATTCCCAAGTAAATGTAATGCCAGGAAATAGTTCGGTGCTCATATTTTTATTTATCTCCAATGGGGACCTTCATACCAACCCGCTAGACTGTGTCTAACTCCTTGTGTAACTGGTGTAACTTCATGAAAAATAATGCTAGGAAATACACAAACTGTACCCCTTGTCCGCATATTTTCTATTTTAGGATGTTGCCCTACATCTAGAAACTTTAAGTCCCCGCCTTCGTAAGTTTCAGGATCACTTAGCTGTACTGTAATGCTAAGTTTTCTTTGTGTTTTTAACGGTCCTAAAAAAACATCTTGATGTCTTTTATAAAATCCGCCTGTTTCGCTATCGTACGTTGCAAATTGAATTGCTGGTAAAAAATTATAATCAACTTGAAACCATTCTTGATTAACTTGAGCAACTATTTTGTCGAGTTCGTTAAACAGATGGTTCCATGTACTATTTCTAATAATCGCACGAATAGTACTCTTACGCCATTGATTGTCAATTCTTTCACTAGAAGGCCCTAAAGTTGCTTCGTATTCCGGTAACTTTAGGGCCTCTTGAATTATTTGATCACATTGTTCTGGCGTAAAGTGACTTTTAATATACGCCCACTCACCTATCATGGATTGTTAGGATCTGGTGTTTGGTCTTGTTTAGCGGCAGCGGCAGCAAGTTGTTCAGCTACAGTAACGCTAGTTCCTGTAGTATTCATAAATGTAATAGTAGTTACGCCCGGATTTAAATCACGTTCTATAACGCTTACTGGAACAGATGCTTTAACCCAATCAATAATATTCTGTTTTGTAACTTCTTCAACAGGAATAAAATTCTCAGGATCAACGGCTGGATTTAACTCAATAACACCGATTTGATTTTTAGATTTTCCGGAATCAGCTGTTGCTGTGCATTTCCAAACAACTCTAAACACAACATTTTCGTTGCCTTCGTGGTTGTCGATTAAATCTACGTTTTCAATATCCCATTCGTAAGTTGTAGCCATTGTTATCTCCGCTGCTAAACTATTATTTATTCTTTACCTGGACCCATTGCGCCCTGTCCAGCGGCAGCTTGTTGTTGCTGAATTTGAGGGCCGACTTGTTGTCGAAGACTATCAACTACTGCAAAACACTGTTCATAAGGCAACTTGCCTAGGCCTGCCATAATTGTGTTAAGTTCGTTCATGTCTAAAGATAGGTTAATTTTTTGATCTGGATTCATAGAAATCTCCGTTAGTGATTTTATTTATATATGTAGTTAATAGGTTAGATATTTTCGGGGTCAGGTGCAGGAAGTCCTTTGCCTGGTGCCCATGGTAATTCAGGTTGCGTTGTATGTTGAGAATCAATTTGAGCAGTAATTTTACCATTAACATGCTGCTCGTATTCCCCTGTAACAACAGATTGTATCCAACCTAGTACAATTTCTTCAGTTAGTTGGTCAAACGGCACAAACGATTCTGCAGGAACATCTACTGATGTAAAAGGTGTTGCTCCTGTAAATGTTCCAGTATGCCCGTGTTCATCTGTACCTTTCTTAATCCAGTATGTTTGAATAACTGCGTTCTCGTTAGCACCTTCAGTTCTTGTTTTAAGAGCAGTAATTTCCCATGTATAAGTAATCGCCATGATTATTCCTCAACTGCATCTGAGTAATAGCTAGTGGTTTTTAAAAAATCGTATGCTTGCTCTACAACAGTCTTTGACGAGCCCATATCAATTGTCATCCACAGGTTAGTTTCGGTCTTAGTTTCAGCTCGAAGATCTGCAGGGATGTCAGTTGGATAAACTCCGATTTGTGCAATAGGTAATTTACCAGCATCTCTTGCCGCTTTGTTATAAAATACCTGAACGCATACTCTACCATAATATCCTTTTTTCCACTGCCAGTCTGGGCAATTTGCAGGTCTAACTCCGCCCGGATCTGGTATATCTGTGGGTATCTTATGTGTTATAACATCGCTTACAACATGATACGCTTCGTCGGCGTCAATGCCATTGGCAAGTTCGTATCGTTTAATTAGAGCCATTTAATTTCCCTTTTAGTTCTTCGATTTCCGCTTTTAGATCCTTAATAGCTTGGATCAAATACGGTGTAATTTTGTCATATTTAACAGTTAGATAACTCTCGATGTCAGAATCTTTGCCGGCGCTTCTGCCTGCTTTGTTTTCAGCAACAGCAATTGGTAAAACTTCCTGTACTTCTTGAGCAATTAGGGCAGTTTCTGGCTGTCCTTCGTAGAACTCCTCGTTGATTTTAACAGCCTGTGCATTCCATTCGAAGCTAGACGGTACTAGTCGATCTACTAGTGCTAGGCCAGAACCAGGTTCTAACGGCTTGATATTCTGTTTTAATCTACGATCAGACCAATAAGCTGTAACTTCGCCACGAGCATATAAGTTGTTACCGCTGTGATAGATTCTCCAACCGTTACCCGAACGGTGAATACCACCGTCGCCGTCGTTCATCATCAGTGTAGAACCAGATGCAAAGTAAATTCCGTACCAGCCGTTACGAGTACCGTCCATGCGCCAGCTACCGTAGTCGCCGTTGTTTGGATAAAAGTGAGCTCCGTTGGTTCCGTCTGCGGCATACATACCTTGATAACCATAGACACCAATCCAACGGTCCATGTAGATGTAGTTACTACCGCCATTGACCTGCATAACACGACTACTCATGTCGTAGTCTGTGTAGAAACGCATACCTTCGTAACTTGGGTTAGCACCAAACTTTAGACCAGTGTGGAATGCAATTCTCAAGTCAGGGTATGGATAGCTCCAACCTCCACTCTCACGATAGATTCTATAGGCTGTACTTTGATCGTTACTGAACGCAACACCAAACGGGTGATCAACGCTAACATCATAGTTGTTACGTAAGTAGAATGTACCAATACCCCACATTCTAGACCATGTATTCATATCTACATAGTAGCCTGTGTCGTCTCTAGAATAACCAATATACCAACGTGCATCATCCATGTATGTTGTGCCATACAATTCTTGATAGCCGCCGTTAGTTCTTACACGCCAGTTACCTGCGTTATCTAATAGGCCCGAGTTCCACGATGTGTCACCGTAGAAGTAACCCATAATGGTGCCTGCAAAACCGTTTCTTAAACGAATACCGCCTGCACCCGACTGACCAGTATTCCAATAGTTGCCTGCATCGCTGTACCAATGGTTTCCGTTGGCCTGATTATATAGACCTGTACTGTTGTTATTATTGCGGAACCAGCCGTTGTTGTATATGTTATTAAACAATACATCACTTTGACCATTGACTACAAATCCAGGGTTATTAGATAATTGACTTAAACTTGTTAAGTTTGCACTATCCCAAATTGTTCGCCATGCATACCAGCTGTTTGACCAGCCTGTTCTATAACGCAGGCCATCACCGTTACTAGCAGTATGCGAACGATACATTTGATAGTTGTGGTTATCACCTCTAAAGAATTCAACGCTACCGTAACTGTAGTTTCCTGGACCGTTTGTCCATGTACTACCGTTATTAATCTGATAGTAACCCATTTCGGCAGTAGCATCTCCCCATGAGTTCCAATCAGTTGCACTACCAACAGTACCGTAGTATCGCATATATCCCGAAGAGATACCGCCGCTTGTAATAAATCCAGGTCCGTTAGTTAGCTGGCTTAAGTTGGTTAAGTTTCCGCTATCCCAAACAGTATAACCAGTTCCTCCGCCATATGTGCTTCGATGGACATACATAGTACCGTTAGTCCATCTCCATTGCCAACCATAGCTGTTGTTATGGTGACCAGTTTCTCCAGAATTCATCATTAGAGTTACGTTACCGGCACCGTTACCTGGGAACTCCATACCTGCCCAGCTGTTACGTGTTCCTAAAACTCTCCAAGAACCGTAGCTAGCATCGTTAGGATAGAAGTGAGCGTTATTTAACGTACTGTATAGCCCGTGATAACCAGTAGTCTGTAGCCATGTATCTAGTTGATAATAAGCGTTACCAAACTTTCCTAAGAAACCAGGTCCGTTAGTTAGCTGACTTAGGTTAGTTAAGTTGTAGTTGTTCCAAATTCTGCGCCATGTACCGTAGCTGCCGTTTTCAATACGACGGTTGTAAATCTCACCATCATCATAGAAGCTTGCGGCCCACTGGTTACCGTAGTTGTTACCGGTGTTAGTATGACGAACATGCAACATGGTGTACCATGTGCCTGTCGGTGTTCCGTTGTTATAGGCGTTATAGAATCCAGAGTTTAGAGCTTGTGTAAATCCTGTTTCAGTAGTCTTAGTGCTGTTATCACCATAGACAAATCTGTTATAGTAGATGCCGCCTAAGTTATCAATACTACCGCTACTTGTAATATATCCCGGTCCGTTACTTAACTGACTTAGGTTAGTTAAGTTACCACTATCCCAGTTTGTAAATGCACTACCTCTTGTATAGATAGGACGGCCACTGTAATAGTTTAGATATAAATCGTAACCGTTAGCCGCATCAATGTGCAGATTGCCGTTTGTAGCTGCAACAGTTGCTTTAGTTGCATCTGTACGTCCGTTGCCGCCGACAATTAAATCAGCACCCCAGCTCGAGTTAGGCCCTAGATATAAACGACTGTCACCTTGGAATCTAACATCTCCACTAACATGTAGTCTGTGGGTTGGATCATTGTAGTTAATACCTACATAACCATCAACTGGATCGATAGTCATGCGTTCGATTGGTAAATCGGTGCTAGCTCCGCTAGTGCCAGTACCTGGCTTAGTTGCAAATACCAAGAAACTGCGCTCACTACCCGGTGTGTCGTGCAATCTTAGACCAATCCATGCTTGAGGACTTATGTTGTAACTTGTTCCGTCGTCATTTAATGTGCCGCCACTATAATTTAACAAGTGGTTAAATGCAATACCGCCGTAATAGCTGTTTGCAGTTGTACCTCGTGTAGGTGCAGGGCCAACTTGTAACGCATAGGTATTTTGATCAATAGTAGTAGATCCTGTTCCTTCAGAGTGGAACATGTGGTCGCCGCCACGGAAATCAATTGCGCCTGTGTAGTACGCAGGAATATATCCAGGGCCGTTAGTTAGCTGACTTAGGTTAGTTAAACTGTAAGTAGTATGCGCTCTTGCGGCTGTAATAGGGCCGTTTTCAACAGTATCAAATGCAGTTGCAAAAGAAATTGCCCAGTCATCGTTCCAGTCAGTGTTAGTAAATGCGTTATAACCTGCTTGGAATTCAGTAATGAATACCTGCGGATAAGCCCAGCTGCCGCCGGTTTCGCCAATCCAGATACAGTTTCTCGAACCATCATGACCAAAACGGACATTTAGGTCGCCGCCGCCGTGCGTTGTTTGATATGCAAATACGTTATACCAGTTACCGGGTCCGTAGTTATAACCACCAAGTTCAATTGTTCTACTTGTTCCTGCACTTCCGCCTGCATATTCGTAAATCTTTACGGTCATACGCATCATTGTGCTGGTGCGGAACTGTGGTAATCTAATCTTGATTGCGCCTGCTACACTGCTAGAACCAGTAGTGTATGCGCCGCCGCCTGGAGCATATACTTTTAAACCACCGTTGTTGTCAGTGAAGCCACCGTTGGTTGTTAATACATATTGGAATGTTGCAGCGCCGCCACCTGTTACATATCCAGGACCGTTACTTAACTGGTTAACGTTTGTTAAGTTGCCAGCATGCCAGATAACGTTTGTACCAACATACGGGTTGTAGCCGAATGTTGTTCTACCTGTACTTGCACTAACATCAAATGCGGCGTCTGCTCTGAATGCTACAGAACCTGTAAAACCGTTTCTTAATAAAGTAAATTGATTAGAATAACCTGAACCAGCTTTACCTAATAACCAAGAATCACCGCCGGTGTCAGCAGTAATAGGATAATATACGCCTGCCCAACTGTTACTGCTAGAAGGATTAATTCTAATACCTTCACTCCAGTTGTTGCCGCCAGGAGTAATTGTAAGAGCAGGAGTTCCACTAGTACCAGCGGCTAAAGAGCTTCCGCTACTTGACCAAGTTGCCCAGTTAGTAATAGTTCCGCCACTAGTTGCCCAGGAGTTACCGTTACCAAAGTATAGTGTTCCATTAGCTGCTGTAATGACACTAGGATTGTTTGCGCCGCTACTGTCCTGGTTGCCCATCAATAAGCGTTGTGCTCCGGCAGTGTTTGTAATTCTAAAATAATCTTGTACTGCACCAGTACCTGTTACATCTAATGTGTAAGTTGGGCTTGCAGTTCCTCCAACTCTTAACTTGCCGCCGCCGCTGGCTGCATAAACATCGGCATTGACATAGTGGTTTAGATAAACTCCTTTGCCAGTTGTAGAACCGTCAATGATAATTTGACCTTCGCCGTAACCTTTGATGTTAGGAGTACCGCCTACCCTGTCTAGATAAAGAATATCAGTTCTATGATCTGTTGCATCATAAACAGCAGCAGAGCAGATATACCATGTTAAAGGACTTCCGCTAGACGGTGTTGGACTACCAGTGATATAGAAGAAGTGTGTTGAACTGAATGTACCAGTGTTACCGGCAATTACAACATAGATGTATTCTTCCCATTTACCTGTACCAACGTTGTTAGTTGCCCAGTATGTCTGACTGTTAGAACCAACTGCGTTACTTGCCCAGTTAAGTGTATAACCTGATGGTATCTTTGCTTTAAATCTTGCAACTAAAATGGCGTTGGCTCTTGTAGCTACACCAAAATAGAATCCACCAAATCCTGGACTTTGTCCGCTGCCTGTATGCTGTACCTGTAGGACATAACCGCTAGTTGTTGGAGTACCAGTTGGACTAGAAATTCTAGTGATAGCAGTCTGGCCAGAACCGTTATTATCATAAACACTTATACTGTTAGAACCAGATAAGAAGTTTTCGTCTAGATAACCTGCATGTTTCTTACCTTGAGCGCCAAGAGCATGGAAAGCAATTGTCGGTGCTCCGCTTTCTGTGGAATCTGCATGTTCCCAGTTTGTCTTGCTGTCAAATCTTAGAGCGCCGCCAACGTTTAAGTTAGTACCATCAAATGTTAAGTTAGCAGAACCTGCAAATACGTTACTGCTATCTTTATAGATAACTTGATTTGCAGAACCTGCGCCAATACCTGCACCAGATTGTCCTGTTGCGCCAATTTCACCCATTGCTGAGAACGCAACGTTAGTTAGTGCTACACCAGTTGTATATAAAGACGCATCTAAGTATAGTGCAGAGCCGATAGCTCTAGCAGTTGTTTTTAATAATGTACTATTTTGCCAGTATCTTACATTACCGCCATCGTAGGTAATTGTAAAGATATCGCTAGTTGCATAAGATCCGCCTGTATAAACTGAGCTAGCACTTTCGTAAATTGTTACAGTACCAGCATTAAAATAGATAGCATAGTCTAATGTATCAAAGCTAGCACTGCCTGTTGGATCGGCATTAAGACCGAACATTGCACGACCAGTTGTGTTATTAACACTAGCACTGGCCATTGCTCCTCGAACAAATCCTTCTGCAGAGTAAAAATGAACGTCCCAAGCGCCGTTAGTTCCGCCGGTCTTGGTAAATGTTGTATAGTTGGTTGAGCTAACACCTGTGCCTAGAACAGGAACCCATGCACCTGCACCAGTAATACCAGTGGCACCTGTACTACCTTGTGGTCCTGTTGCGCCCGTAGTTCCGCCTAATCCTGAAGGACCTGTTGCACCTGTACTACCTTGGAAGCCTGTAGCTCCAGTAGCACCCGTTGCGCCAATTTGTCCAGTAGCACCTGTTGCGCCGATAGCACCTGTGCCGCCGTTTGCACCAGCAGGTCCTGTTGGTCCAGTTGAGCCAGTACTACCTTGATTACCTTGGATACCGGTTGCACCAGTAGCACCTGTGCCGCCACCGGAACCTTGAACACCAGATGCACCAGTAGGTCCTGTTGCACCAGTAGGTCCTGTTGCACCAGTACTTCCAAACATACCTGTAACATCAATAGTCCAGTTTGCGTATGGTCCAGCGCCGCTTGTGCCGCCAACATAATCGACGTTAACCGTAATTGCTAGTCCTACAATGGCAGTGATTGTACCTTCCATGTAGTTTGTAGGAATAGCAGGATAAACTACACGCACACGCATACCAGTACTGAATGCGTTTGTTTTATTAACTGTCCAAGTTTTACTGCCAGTAGTATTGGTATTAGATGTAGAACTTGTTACATCATAGCCTAATCCAGTAGCACCTGTTCCACCAACACTACCTGCAGAACCTGCCGCACCAGTAGCACCTATTTCACCAGTAGCACCTGTAGCACCTTGAGGTCCTGTAGCACCTGTAGTTCCTGTTAAACCAGTAGCACCTGTAGCTCCAGTAGATCCTTGATTACCTACACCACCCGACGGTCCTGTTGCGCCTTGAGGGCCTGTAGCACCAGTTGCACCTCGAGCACCAGTTGCACCTACACCACCAGTTGCACCTACTTGTCCTGTGGCACCTGTAGCACCTACTTGTCCTGTTGCACCTGTAGCACCCGGATTACCTTGACCCCCAGCACCACCTGTTGCACCAACTGGGCCAGTAGCACCAGTTGCACCTGGATAACCTGTAGCACCCTGCGGACCTGTAGCACCTGTAGCACCTCGCAAACCTGTAGCACCTGTTGATCCGTCTTGTCCTGTGGCACCAGTGGCACCAGTGCTTCCAGAAGGTCCTGTTGCACCAGTACCTCCGCCACTGCCACCTGCACCAGTTGCACCTTGTGGTCCTGTAGCACCAGTGGAACCTACAGGGCCGGTTGCACCTGTAGCACCTCGAGGACCTGTTGCGCCTGTACTGCCTGTAGCACCAATTGGGCCTGTGGCGCCAGTTGCGCCTTGAGGGCCTGTAGCACCAGTTGCACCAGTAGCTCCATTTTCTCCATCGGGACCAGTTGCACCTGTAGCACCAGCGGCTCCACTAGCTCCTGTACCAGGTGCGATAAATGCCAAACTACCTTGTGTATCGGCTAGACCTAATAACCAACCGCTAGTAGTTGCACTCTCGGGTAAGGTTAGAGTAACTGTTCCTGTTGTAGGAGATTTTAAGGTTATATTACCTTGCTGACTGGTATCTAAATTAATTGCCATAGTTATTCAACTGTTATCCAATATTTATTCAGGTAGAAACTTCAACAGTTTCAACTTTTGCAACGAACCTTACTGTTGTTCCTGCAAGGCCTACTGCACGAACACTTAATCCGCCATTTACTGTATCTGCAACAAGATCAATATCAAATGCTTGACTTGCCCAGATCTTCGTTTTGTTATATCTCTTTACTACTGTAGTGTTTGCACCAGCATATCTAGAGATAGAACCGTTAAATTCCCATGCTCCTTCATCATCTGATCCTACAGACTTTGCAGTTACAAATACTTTAAACATGTAACTAGAATTATCAGGTAAAATTACTTGATTATTTGTTGAAGCAACAAGTCCGTTAGAAGTTAAAACTGTAGTTGCTGTAGTTGCTGTAGAACTTCTTAAAATATATGTTCCTGCCTGAGCATCTCCTGCGGCAGCAAATATACCACTTGCAACAACATTTGCATCAACAATATTTCTTGTTGTTGCACCAGTACCTATTACTAGATTTTCACCAACTGCAAGACCGCCTGCAATTACTACCGCAGCAGATTGTGTAGTTAATGCACTGGCTGTAGAACTAAAGGTTGTTAAAGTGCTAGCAACTACTAATTGTCCATAACCGTCAGTTGAACCAATATTAACATTAGATACTGAACCTGCGCCGCCATTAGTTGCAATATTAACAGTTCTAGTAGTTCCTCCTAATATTGCACCTGTAGATAAATCTAAAGTATTAGCAGAAGTTGTATTGTTCAAACTTGCACTTGTGCCACTGTGTGCAATATTTCCTGTAATTGTTAGGTCTTCAAAGGAAGTAACGTCTGTGTCATCAATGATTGCGTTGGTGCCCAACGATGTTACTGATGCAGACCAGTTGCTATCTTTAATTATTGTAGGAGTTACAAACTGATTTACAACGCTTGCAGGAATTTGTTCAGTAATTAAGGTCCAAACTCTACCACCGGAAACTGTGGATCTTCTCCAATACTCGAATTCACCTGTAGAAGAGTTATAAGTAACTGTATGGTTGGCTGCAAGACTACTGATTGCGGCTTCAGCATTTTCAGCTACCCAATAAACTGAGCCTGCAACAGTGCTGACAGTATCTCTTACATAACTTACCCATAAAACATCGTTGTCCATGTTATCACTATAGACAACACTTGCAGATGCTTTTACAGCACTCTTAATTTTGAATGTAGTACTATCTCCTACATTAGGTAAGGACCATGATAAACATTTAATCCACTGGTTAGTACCCGGACTTACGCCAGCTGTTTGACTGTGTTCGGTATATGCTTGAGCGCCAAAGATGCTACCTTCGACTACTAAGTTTTTCTTAATGCTTGCGCCGCCAGCGATTTGTACTGCACCAGTAGCAGTGCTTGTTGCTTCGCTAGTATTAGCAAAATATACGATCGAGGTAGCAGTTGCACCGCGTTGAGTTAAGCTGTCAAGAGTTGCTGTACTCCAGATTGTAATAGAGCCAAAGTTAGAACTTACTGCGGTATCAGTGCCGGCATAAATCTGGCTTACACCAATGCCACCACTACCTAAGCTAGATGTTGTTAGAACTTCTAGGCCTGAGGCATAAATCTTGTTATTAACATACAAGTCGCCACCAATTCCGACTCCGCCAGCAACAGTTAAAGCACCACTTGCAGTGTTAGTTGCGCTGGTTGTATTAACTAATGCTAGACCACCAAATTGTGCAAGGCCCCATGTACCTGTATTTGAGAACAGTGCTGGGAATTCTTGTGTTCCGCCTGGATAGATATCAGTCTTATAGACTAATTTCTTAGATGCATTGTCCATTCCTAAGAAGGAATGATTGTCATATTCGGTATTGACAGATGCAGTAGTACTGTAGTGCAGTAAAATACCTCTGTCAAGGCCATCATTTACACCTAAGTTTGCATTATCAACACCTGCGCCAATACTTATAACAGGATCAATTACAACAGTTTGTGTAGAATTTACATACGTCCATGTACCATAGACCTGTAAGTTTCCATATACCGCAGCATTTCCGCCAACAATTAAATTACGAGCAATACCGACACCGCCACTAACAATCAATGCACCAGCAGTTGATGTGTTAGAGTCAGTTGTTGTAGTAATGCTAATAGTACGATTAGTAGTGTTTCCTCTTTCAGTTACTGATTGTAATGTAGAAGTATTCCAAATTACAACAGAGCCTGTACTCCTACTTACAGTTGTATCAGTACCTGCGGTAATAGTTTGAACACCAAGGTTAGTAAATGTAACAATACCTGTAGCAGTACTTACACCTAAATATTGTGTGCCTACTGCGGCAATAACACCGGCGTTATTGATTGTAAAACTTGTAGCAGTTCCTACACCAACTTCGTCTGTAATAGTAATACCCGGACCAGCAGTCGGATTAACGCTGGTTACAACACGATGTCCATCGTCATAAATTTCAGCTGCACGAACTTGTTTGCCAACACCTAAACCACCGTAGATAACAACAGCACCATCTGTGACTGTGTTACTTGCAGTTGTATTTTCAAAAATTGCCACAGCAGCCGGACTACCGCGTAGTGTGCTAGTGATTAGAGCAGTATCAATAGTTGCTTGCCCGCCAATGCCAACACCACCTAGCACTACTAAAGCACCGGACGATGTAGAATTAGATACTTCTGCATTATTAATAACAACTATATTAGTTGTAGAATTACCTCGATCGGTTACTGTTTGAAGAGTATCTAGAGAACTTACAATTACAGCACCAGTTGTGGTATTAACTCCAATTCCACTACCGCCTTGAATACTTGTTACACCGTAAGTACCTAAAGAAGCGTTGGTAATTACAAGACTACCGTTAGAATAAATGTTAGCGGCCTTAATGTCGCCACCAACTTCTAACTGTGCAGTTGCAGTTGCAGTGTTAATTCCTACAAAGTTTGTACCAGTTGCTCCACCGTAAATTTTTACTACCTCATTAGCACCGATTGCTAACGATTGTGCGCCTGCTGGTAAGAACTGGAAATATCCTGTAACACTCGAACCTGTCCATAACAGGTCTAAAGTTCCGCCTTCTGGATCAAACCAAGATTGTAACCAATTTGTTCCATTAACTGTTAATGCACTTCTACTGTCAATTGCTCCGATAATCGGGCTTGACATAAAAGTTACATATTCATTAACGTATAATTTCTTGCCTACATATAGGCCGCCGTCAATACCAACTGCTTTAGAACTACCAGATATAGTTGCTTGAGAAGTATTAGTAAAGTTAATAACGTAAGGAGTGGTATTTCCTCGATATGTTACGCTTTCTAATGTATCTGTTTCAGTAGTTAATACTTGAACACCGTTTGAATAAATGTTGCCTGCATAAACACTGCCACCGATGCCTACACCGCCTGTAACAATTAACGCACCTGTATCTGTAGAAGTACTTGATGTGGTATTTGTAATATTAATTGCAGCAGTAGTTGTTGAACCTCTGTTTGCAACGGTGTCTAATGTAGAAGTATTCCAAACAACTATAACACCTGTGCTAGTGCTTACTGCGGTGTCTGTACCTGCATTTATTGCTGTTACACCTAGACTTCCAATGCTTGCTTCTGTAACAACTAAACTACCGGCTGAATATAAGTTACTTGCCCACAGGTCTCCACCAACTCCGACACCGCCCGATACTATTAACGCACCACTAGTTGTGCTAGTTGCCTGTGTCTGATTTGCAAAAGTTAAAGCAACGGTAGTTGTTGAACCTCTTTGAGTTACAGTTTGTAAAGTAGATGTGTTATTAATTGTAACAACGCCTCGGCCGGGATTAGTAATATTACTGTCAATACTGATATCAGTTCCAGCAAGAGCTTGAGTAACAACATACGTTCCGATAGTTGCAGTAGAAACAATTAAACCAGTCGAATCAAAATATTGGTTGGCATACACATCACCACCAAAACTTGCACCGCCCTCCACCTGCAGAGCTCCAGTATCAGGTAATCCGCCAGGTGTTGCATCATTTAATACTAAACTACCAAACTTTGCAGAGCCCCAGGTGCCAGAATTAATAAACTGCGGTATGTACTCTCCAGCGGCGCCAGTAATAACTCGTGTCTTATAGATAAGAGTTTCGGTATTGTTGTCCATACCTAAGAAACTTCTTGTGTAAGAACTTGTTCCAGAACTTGTATTGTAATGGAACAATAGACCTCTATCATTACCATCATCAACTATTAGGTCTGCGCCGTCAGTTGCAATACCTAAATCTAGTACTGGGTCAGTGATACTAGTCTGTGTGCTATTGACTACTGTAGTATTACCACGAACAACTAAGTCACCGACTACGGTTGCATTGCCGCCGACCCAAAGGTCTTTAGCCATTCCAACGCCACCACTAACAACGATAGCACCAGTAGTAGTCGAAACTGCGTTCTCAACACTGGTTGCTAACAGTTGTCCAGTGAAATTTAACTCTCCATTTACCTGTAGATCACTTTCAATAGTTGTTAAAGTGCCGGCAGGATCTAAAGTTAAGTTACCACTGATAGTTTGAACTCTACTACCTGCAAATAATAATTGGCCAACCTGAATACTTGTTGGTTGTAATACGCTGGTATTAACGCCGTCGCTGATTGTTAAGCTAGATAACGGACCTAATCTAAAGTTAGCAGTACCAAAATCTACGTTACCGGTACGTTGATTGATACGGAATTCAGGACCAACACGGAAATCACCTAAATGATCAACTGTTTGGAAATAAACTTTTGCGCCGTTTAATCTTACAACTTCGTTTGCTTGAACAGCTAGCGAAGGATCGTTAGTCATATCCTTGCCGCTACCTACATAACTCATGTTGAAAGCAATTGCTTTGAAGTCAATGCCTTCGCCATCTGTATAGATACCGTAGTTACCATAGCAGGCCGCAGATCCGATACAGCGTAATTCGCCGCCAAATTGACGATAATCTGCTAAACTAATCTGTTGAGCACTTGCAACTACTGTTGCCGTATATGTAGCAGTAGTAGTATAAACGTTTTGACTACCTAGACCGTCGTCTGTAAAACTTGTGCTTAGGTTAGCGCCGTCGCAGTGTAATAAAACAGTAGTACTAATATCACTAGCATACGCACTAGTCGGAGGTGTAAATGATCCTGTATATCTAGGTGTAGTACTTACTCGAACTTCATCTAAATAACCTCTTAAACTTAGACTTGGAGTAGTCGAGTAACCACCAATTGTTAAACTATCGGCATTACTGATGCTAGCAGTTGCACTAGTTGCTACTTCTAAGTTACCGTTAATAAACAATCTGTTGGTATTGTTTAGATCACGGCTCATCATTACATGATACCAAGTACCTGTACTTAGAGTATTTGTAGAAGTGAATACTGTTGTACCGTGTTGTCCGACTAGTTTGTTGTTAGAGCCAATGTATAGACCAAATGCTGTTGCGGCAGTTGTGCCTTTATTAACAATATATTGTGTTCTTCCATTTTGTGTTAGGTGAACCCATGCTTCAACAGTGTATGAACTAAATCCATACTGCATGTCTGCATCGCTAACAATGTCAAGAAGGTCGCCATCGGTACTAAAATACGCTGCGCCTGTACCAAATTTACGTTCAAAGCTACTGATAACAGTATTTCCATAAACGTTGATTGTCTTTCCTGTACGGTCTTGAGCTTCTACGAAGCCAGATGCTTTACCTTGTAAGTAAATGTAGTCAGGTGTAACTTCGTCAATTAGACCGGTGGCTAATAGTGTGCCTGTAGAGCCTACGTAGTGTAGATAATGTCCTACAGTAAATGTTCCTGTTGAGTTTGCAAGACGTAGTCTTGTACGTCCTTCGCCGCCCCAACCTGTTGTTCCGCTTTCGCCAATAATTGCTTTATCAGCAAAATAGCTAAAGCCGTTTAGTAATTCAACCCTAGTACCGTTCTTGATATGAACAGCAGTAGAACTAGGAACAATAAATGTTGCTTCGTTAAATAAAAATGCTGCTTCGATACTAGATGCATCAACATTTGCACCGTCTAGGTATGCGCCACCACCTGCATCGTTACTGTCAAAGCCGTAAGGATCAGTTGCGCTAGGGTTAGAGCCTTTTGTTAATACAGTAAAACGTTCAACGTAGGGGCTTCTTGATGCAATAGTTGCTCCCGGAGCAAACTCAAACGCATAACCTGGTTTGTAAAATCCGCCGACTGTAAAGTCACTGATTGTAGTTTCGCCATTTAATAAGAATGCTGAATAAGTGTTTGTAGCAGTAGTCGGTTGTACATAAACTTCTCGGAGTCCTGCACCTCGGACACTAACACCTTGAGGAACTGTTAATG